TAGAGCAAAGGACTGAAAATCCTTGTGTCCCTGGTTCGATTCCCGGTGGCACCACACAGAAAACCAGTCACTTACAGCCCTGTAGGTGACTGGTTTGTTTTTAGTCGGGCACACAATTTAGACACAAACCCAATCTAATTTCCCATTGCGGGATACCTCTCCTTCTTGCACTATTTTTCGCACTTTTTGGAATGAATCATTTCAATAAAGCTATTTTCCGACAGTGAGAATTGCTCTCCTCTTTTTTTAACGAATTTTTCCTTAAAATAATTTGCATAATGTGCCGAACATACTGACTTTTGTCGCAGAGGCTGTGAAGTCGCAGCCCACCAGTTGCAGAACGATATAACCTTCATGTAATTGTTAGTGGGTCTGTTGGCGTCGGCTGACAGACCTTTTTTGTGCGAATATGATGATTTATTCGAAACCATATAGAACGAAAAAACATGAAAGAGAAAATTCTCGTAGCGCTGAAAACCAAGTATTCTAATTTGGGGTTCGGAGCGAAGGCTCTCGACGGAGTAGCCTCCATTTTGGAAAAATCCGTCACCGATGAATCGCAAATTGAAACCGCAGTCAGCGGGGTCGAACCTTTCCTTAAAGTTTTCCAGTCTGACGCTGATCGTGCACGCACCGAGTACAACGCACTGAAAGGACTGTATGACGAACTCAAGGCAAAGAGTGAGGCATCTCCTGCAAATGGGGGCGGGCAGGGCAAAAAAAACGAACCCGACGATGAGGAACCTGCGTGGTTCAAAGCCTACAAGAAGCAACAGGAGGAGCGTTACAACGCCATCAAAGCGGAGAGCGATACTCTGAAAGCTGAAAAGGCCAAGAACGACCGGGCCAATCTCATCTCCGCAAAGGCAAAAGAACTCGGTATTCCGGAGTGGCGCATGAAAGAGGGATTCGTCATCGCCGACGATGCAGATGAAAAAACGATCGGCGACTACCTCGCAAACGTGCAGAAAAATCTGGTTACCGCAGGGCTGGAAGGGAAAGGTTCGGGATTCCCGATGTCCACGCCCGAAGCGCAGGGCAAAGAACTCGCAAAGGCGTGGGCTGAAACACTTCCGGACAAAGAGTAACCAAAACGTAAAATCATGGCAATCGTATTTGAAAAAACAAAAGTAAAGGGCGGTTTCCCCATATTCTGGCGCGGTGAGTTCGCCGTATTGCCGGGGGACTTCAAACTGAAGGGAACCTATCCCGAAGGGACAAAGATTCCCAAAGGTACGCCGATCAAGCTCGACTTCGACAACATGGAATGTTCCATATGCAAGAGTGCACGTGTTCTGTCGGGCGGCACAACCACTGCTCCACATGTCAAGAAGGGTTCCATGCTCCAAGTAGGAGATGCGGTTAAGGTCGGCGAGTCAAATTCGACCGTAAAAAGCATTGATACCAAAAATGCAGATTACGATGTGATCACGTTCGCAGCGGCCGTAACGGGTGCGACTGAAGGCGTAGATGTCCTCTCGGACGACAATCTGCCTGATGCAGTTGTCGAAACCGACATGGTCTATTCCGCCAATAACGGATTCCAGACCGTATCGGCCGGATATGCAGGTATCATCCTCAAGGATGTAGCCTATCCCGTCCCTGCTGCATGGCTTCAGGGTTACAGCCTGAAGAACAACCCCGAAATCAAGTATGTACGACAGTAAAAGAGGAGGTAAACAATGAACGAAGTATTTTATTCATCCATTTTCGGCGAACTGACTAAACAGGTGCAGATTCGCATCGATGCCGCCTCTGAACTGCGTAAGCGGCTATTCGACCAAAATATTTACGAGCGATTCCTCGACTGGGACACCCCCACCGTCGGACTGAACTTCGAGGAGTTGATCGGCTCGTACAATTTGAGCGTCGCCGCTGCAACGCTCGACTCCAAAGGTAAGGAGCCTATCATGGGAACCGAGGGACTGGAAACGATCAAGCAGAAGGTATTAACCCACCAGATGTCTTATTCGATGCCTATCGAAGAGTATCGTAAGGTGTTGCAGATTCTCGATTCGCGGATGCTGTCCGATTCGGCCAAGACACAGCAGCTCATCAATCTGATGTGGAACAATGTTACGAAGGTCGTGAACTCCGTGCAATCGAAACTGGACATCATCTTCCTCGGAGCATTGTCGAACAAAGGCGTATTCACGTTTGACGCGTCCAATAACCCAGAGGGTGGTGTGCGCGGTACGATCGACTACAAAATGCCGAGCGAGAACATTGCCACCGCGAAAACGTTATGGACGGATGGCAATAAAGATACGGTCGATACGCTGGAGGATATTCAAGCCATCCTCGATGCTGCACAGGACAAAGTTACGTTCGACCGCATTCTGCTCTCGCAGAAACGCCTGTCGTATATCCTCCGCAACAAGAAGATGAAGTTGGCGGTATTCGGTAGTGACAAGTCGTCCACACCGCTGTTGCTGGCGAACCTGAACGAGTTTATGCGTTCGAACGGATTCCCGACATTCGAAGTCATCCGCCGCATGACCCGTATTCAGGATAACGGTAAACTTACGGAGTATTCGCCGTGGAACGACAAGAACCTCGTGTTCGTACCTGCGGGCAAACTGGGCGTCATCAAGAACGCCTATGCCGACAACGAGCTGCGGCAAGAGCCGGGTGTCACCTACTCTAACTACGGACGCATCCGCATTTCACAGTGGGGCAAGGGCGAAACCGACAACTCTAACGGCGTAGAGTTCACGAAAGCACAGTCGCTGTCACTTCCGGTTATCACCGAAATCAACGGCATCTATTCGCTGACCGTAGAATCGTAGTTGTATGAAGAATTTCGAGGCAATATCGGCAAGTCTGTATCCTTACGATGTGGATCCTTTCCTCAAAGAAAAGGCCTGCATTGACGAGGGAATAGACACTCAAGCAGACTATACGGTAACCGATAAAATTAGCGTGGCAAAAGCCACAATCGCCATTCTGCGAAATCTCATTGTTCTTGCGAGTGAGAGCAACGGGGGCTATTCATTGTCGTACACGGACAAACTGGAAAAGCGCATTTTCCATATCGCAAAGGAAAACGGGCTGGACGATATTGCCGAAGAGTTCGATACTCGATCGAAAATTACCGACATTTCCGACCAATGGTAAGATTCCCCTATACGCTCGAAATGTGGTACGAGGAGGACGCCTCGCAAAATCCTGATGGTTCGTGGATCGAAGGTGCGCATGAATGGCGTGTCATCGGACGATGCAATGCCCGTCAGAATGGACGAGCACAGCAAATCAAAGGGCAAAACGGGGATGCCTTCCTCTACTCTTTCGAGGTTACGATGCCTGCAGATACACAGCCAATTCCTATCGGGACGAAAGTACGCATATTCGACAGCCGAGGATTCAACATCTTCGACCGTTCGCTCCGCACTGAGGCCAAACCGAAAGACAAGGACACGGCGTCGTATCCGGTACAGGGATTCTACAAAAGCGGACAACGTTACGAAAACACGAGATTATGGCTGTAAAGTGTACCAACTGGCGTGAGGTGGAACTTGAATTTGCGCGAGCAAAAGAAGAGTACGACCGAAAAGCTGTAGAATGGTTGTCGGCGTTGGGGGAAAGAGTGGTGAAGTACGCCCGCGAACACGGTAGTTATACCGATCACACGGGTAACCTACGCAACTCCATCGGGTATGTTGTGGTACAATACGGAAGAATCATTGCTGAATCTTTCAAGTATAACCGCCGTGTCAGACCGGACGGCAATCCTAAAGGGAACAAAGGTGCCGATGAAACTCATGCCAAAGGGCTTGAACATGCCCGGTCTGTCGCCCGTGAACTTCCCGCTAACAAAACATATCTCGTATGGGTAGCCGGTATGGAATACGCGAAATATGTCGAGGCTAAAGGTTTCGACGTTCTCGAAGGGTCGGGAAACTGGGTGGAATCTACTGCTGAAAAACTCAAAGCGGAGTTCGCTCGATTCTTAAAATCGAAAAAGCGATGAACCTGACCTCTACGGAAATATTCAAACTCGTCTGGGATCGCATCCGGGATTCGCTGTTAGGGAAGACCGTGCCGATGATGTATGCGGACCACTACCCGAATAATCCTTCGGGAGAATTTATCGTCGTAGGCTCATTGTCAAATGTCGTCGGAGATTCGCAGGTGGCAACCGTAAATGTAAACATTTATGTACCGGACACAACACCGACAATCGGTCGTGAAGAGCAACGCTACCCCGATCGCAACCGTCTGAACGAACTAACTCGTCTCGCTTTCGATTCACTAGGATACTACCCTATCAACGAACGCTGGTTCTTTGATGTGAGCGATGAAACTCTTATTAGTGAGGAGGGGATCTCCTACACATTTTCAAACCTCAAAGTAAAACTTAAAAAATATTAAACATGGGACAAATAATCGGACTGAAAGCCGTTCATGCAGGTAATCCTCTCTCGAAAGGAGTAAAAGACGCTGAGGCTGCCGACTTAATGAAGGCTTTCACCAAAATCAGTCAGCCTTATAATGGTGGTGTTTCCACCAATTTCGCGATACCTTCCAGTAATGATTTTTATCGGGAAGGAGAAGCAGACCCATTTTACTCTGCAATCGACGAAACGACAGGCACAAAAGAAGTTACTTGGAATGTCGTAGATTTTGACGACGACACGATGGAATTTTACTTCGGAACTACAGAACCTGCAAAAGGCGAGATTTACGAAGGAGTAAAAGCATTCGTATTCGATTCCAAAAGTGGAGGCTCCATCGCTTTTGCAAGGTTAAAATATGTAGCGACATTGGGTGGTGGAATCAATAAAACCGACCCGCTCCAAATTCAAGTATCTGCGAAAGTTTTAGCTCCGGAACAAGGTGGTTATTCCTGGTGGCCGATTACAACTCCGGAATATACCAAGAGCGTTTTGTAAATTCTCTATCCCGCTGGAAAGCTGACGACTTGCATCACGTCTCGAGGACGGGGCGGGAGCAAAAACAATAGTTTATAATATGAAAAAAGAAGAAGTCGGCCGCCTTACAGAACAACGTGCACTTGACACACTGACTGAAAAAATTGAATCGTTCGAGATTGAAGGCAATGACAAAGAACAAATAACCCTTTACCTATACCCCCTCCAACTCGGACGACTCGCGATGATAAGTCGCCGACTAATAGACCTTGATCTGATTTTCGACGACGAACAGATGGAGGGTGCTGTTAAACGTATGTGGACCATATGCTCCGAAAAATCAAAAGAGGTGGCCGAAATAATCGCTATCGCCACACTTCGGACGCAACAAGAAATCGAAGATATGCTTAAAGAGCGGACAAAACTTATATACTGGTCCCCTACAATGGATACAACAGCTCTTACAAACATTTTGTCCACCATCGTATTTCAATCCTACTACGCGGATTTTATGAACGCTATTCGCTTGGTAAGAACGCTGCGGGTAATGATTTCCCCAACAACAACAGCGGAGCGGATAGCCACTACGGAGGGCGCAGTATCTGGGGACAAATAGATAATCTTATAAACCGCTATCATTGGACTCTTGAATATATTCTTTGGGGGATTTCATGGGCTAACGTACAGCTTATGATTTCCGACGCTCTAAAAACGGATTGTAAAAGTAAATCAACAACTAATATTCCCAACAATGAACAATCAAAAGTTCCCGATATAATTGACATGAACGATCCTAATGCAATGAACACACTTCTTCTGATGGCAGGAGGCAAACGATAACAAACGAAATAATTTATATGCTTGACAACATCCTAAAATCCGCGTCCGCACTCGGCGCCTGCGAACGACTGGACAAAGTGAAAAATTTTCACTCCCTGACCTCTCTGTTTTTTACGCCACAAGGACTTGAATTTTGCCATAAAAACAATTTCCCTCCGCTGGGAATATTTCAAGCTCACAAAAACGAAGTGAGTGATTGCAACATGTATGTGGATTGCGGATGCATAAGGCTCGACAAGCGAAAATACATTTGCTTAGTCGGCGATACGTCGGCTGAAATAGAAGCCTCGGGAGTAGATTTCGTCCACACTGTCATTCTTATGCATGGAGCCTCGGCCACAATCAACGCTTCGAATTATGCCGTAATAAAAGTCGTGAACATCAGCGGATCAAAGGTAGAAATCAATAAAGATAAAACCGTCATCGTATTATGAGTATAAACCTTACCGTAGTCATAGATAACGATGAAGCAATTCGCAAGTTCCGTGAACTTCAGAAAACGGCCAAAACCGTAACGTCCAGTGTCGTGACGGATGCCGACCGTATGGATATTGCAATGCGTCGCCTGGCTACCACTCTCGGACAAATCGGCGTCGGAGTGTCGCTTGCGGGGCTGGTGAAACAAATCGCGCGAACTCGTGGCGAGTTTCAACAGCTCGAAGTGGCCTTCACAACTCTGCTCCAAAGCAAGGAAAAGGCCGATGCGTTGATGTCACAAATGGTCGAACTGGCTGCCAAAACGCCGTTTGACCTGCAAGGCGTGTCCAGCGGTGCCCGCCAGCTTCTCGCATATGGATTCGCAGCAGAGGATATTACCGACACACTGACTCGGCTCGGTAATGTTGCGGCCGGTCTGGGACTGAACCTGCAAGACCTCACGTGGTTGTACGGCACGACGGCCGTACAGGGGCGTTTATACACGCGTGACGTAATGCAGTTCCAAAGCCGAGGCATCGACCTCGCGGGAGAGTTGGCAACGCAACTCGGCAAGACCCGCGCGGAAATCTCACAGATGGTCACGGAAGGCAAAATAGGCTTTCCAGAGGTGCAGAAGGCTATTGAAAGCATGACGAACGAGGGCGGGAAGTTCCACAACCTGATGCAGGAGCAATCCAAAACCATTACGGGCCTCATCTCCAATCTCGGCGATGCTCTCGACATGATGTTCAACGACCTCGGCAAATCGCAGGAAGGCGTCATCACGGGTGTGCTCAAGGGTACGATTTCACTTGTCGAGAATTACCAAAAGGTATTGGATATTCTAATTCCGTTGGTATCGGCATACGGTGCCTACAAAGCAACATTGATCTTGACCGCAGCGGCACAAAAAATAGTTGTAACCGCAGCAAATATCAAAGCATTTTTTGATTTGGCGAAAGGTATAACCGCCGCAAAGGATGCACAGTTGTTATTTAATACGGCGTTTAATGCTAATCCGCTCGGGTTGGCTTTGAGTGTCCTTACCGCTATTGGGATCGCCGTATGGAAATATTCAGACGGGATATATAGCGCGGCAAAATCCCAAAAGCAGCTGAATGACAGTATAGCCGAAGCGGCAAGTTCTGCGGCAGTAGAACAATCGGAGTTAGGCAGGCTTAAAGGGAAATTACAAGCGGCAAAGGAGGGAACGGAAGAATATAACAAAATTCGTAACGAAATAATAGAAAAATTCGGTAAATATGACGCCGGACTAAAAGCCGAAACACTTACGGTTGAAACTCTCGCTCAAAAATATAACAGTCTTACTGATGCAATATTGCAATCTTATAACGCTCGTCAATACGAAAAATTCTCACGGGAGCAGACTGATTTGTTCGAGCAAACGGCAACCAAAAGCTATGACAAAATTTTCAACAAACTTATAAAAAAATACGGCGATGAATTGGGTACGCAGTATGGCGTTGAATTACAAAAAGCCATAAGCGACGGTTCGATAAAAGTTCTTCAAAATTCGGCGGGGATATTACGTATAAGTGGATTGAAAGATTTTGAAGCAACAATAGGCGGAGCATTGGGGCTAACAACCCAATTTGAAGTATATACGGGACGTGTCGCAAAACTTATAGCGAATATAGTTGAAGCACAAGAGGTACTGCGTGAAACAGATGATTTGGCCCGCAAACGATTCGGTATTACAGCTCCAACACCCCAAAGTTCTACAAATACCGAAACACCAGAACAGCCCCAAGAAGTACGCAACAAATCCTATTGGGAAGGACAGAAGAAGGAGGCGGAGGCAGCTCTCGAAGCGATGGACGTTTCATTGAAAGGGACAGCGAAATGGAATGAGCTGATCGCCAAAATCGCCGAATACGATTCGAAAATTAAACAATACAGCGTTTCGGGCAAAACGGTGACGGATGCCGCCAAAGCCCAGAAAAAGCTATCCGATCTTATTCTCGCCAATGATAAAGCCCTTCAGCAATCGCGCATCGATATTTTGAAAGATGGCAAGCAGAAAGAGCTGGCCGAAATAGACTTGCGCACAAAAGAGGAAATGAACAAACTCGAGCAGGATAAATCGAAACTTAAAGCCGCGCAGGGTGGAATCATAACTGCAGATCAAACAAAATATTTTCAGGAAAGGCAATCGAATATTCAGCAAAAAAATGCCGATGACCGAGCTGCCATAGAACTGAAATACGCCCAAGAGCTTGACAAGATATACAAGCAGATCACCGATGACACGCTCTCGGAAGAAGATCGCCGCATCAAAGGCATAAAAGACAAATACGAGGAGTTCCGCAAGTGGGTAGAAGATGCTCTGAAGGCTGGAAATATCACCAAAGAGCAAGCGACCGATTTGGGTATCAAGATCGACCAAGCGGAAATTGCGGCCAGCCTAAATACCATTGTCGAGAAATACGGTACGATGGAGGATAAGATTGCCAAGATACGCGAGAAACACGCCAAAGACAGGGAAACAGCAACAAAGAACGGCCGCTCCGACCTTATTCCTCAAATCGACAAACATGAAACAGAGGAAATCGGACAAATCAAGGTGGACGAACTGATGAAAACCGATGACTGGATTAATCTGTTCCAAAACCTCGACGCCTTGTCGAGCCGTGAGATATTGCGTATTATTGACAACATAAACAGACTGCTCCAAGATGCCGACCTCGACCCTATCAATCTGAAAACAGTAACCGATCAACTTGACCAAGCAGCAGATATAGCCACTCGGAAGAATCCATTCGCAAGTATTTCGGCAAACTTCAAGGCTTATAAAAAGGCACTTGCAGATGGGGATGATCTTCGAGCTGTAAAGCTACGTGAAGATGCCTGGCAAGCAGTAGCGGAGGCAATTGACATCGTTGCTGCATCGATAAGCGGTGTGTCTTCTATTGCGTCAGCATTGGGAGCAGATGAAGACACGACGGCCTCCATTAACAACATTGCAGGTGCTGTAGGCGGAGCAGCACAAGCTGTGAGTGGATTCGCATCTGGAAATATTGTTCAAGGCATTCAAGGAACTGTGTCGGCTATCACCAGCCTGATAAACCTTTTCAGCGGAGATCGACGAAAAGAACGTAACATTCAGCGCTTACAAGATCAAATTGATGCTCTCGAAAAATCATATGATGAACTCGGGGAGGCCGTTGAAGAGGCATACTCTACAGATGCTTCTGAACTTATCGAACAACAAAATGAATTACTCGAACAGCAAAAAATATTGATACAAAATCAAATAGCAGAAGAGCGTAGTAAAAAAGACACGGATGAAGAACGAATCAAAGAATGGGAAAATCAAATTGATGAGATAAATAAACAAATAGAAGAAAATAAGGAAAAGGCCTTAGATGCAATTTTTGGCGAAGATCTAAAATCTGCAATTGATAATTTCGCAACAGCTTACGCCGATGCATGGGCAAACGGGGAAGATCGGGCAAGAACCGCACGAGATGTGGTTCGGAATATGATGCGTCAAATGGTAATAGAAAGTATTAAATCTGCCATACAATCTTCCGAAGCCATGAAGAAAATTCGCGAGAAATTGCAAGAGTTCTGGTTAGATGGGGTATTTTCAGCCGAGGAACAAGAGGAGGCCTATAAAATGGCTGATGACTTACAAAAATATTTAGATGATAAATATGGATGGGCAGGTTCTCTGCTATCCGACAATCAGGCATCTACCCAGAATGCTACTTCACGCGGTTTTCAGGCAATGTCCCAAGACACAAGCGACGAACTCAACGGTCGCTTTACTGACATGCAAGGTAAAATGAACATCCTTGTCAATGGTATGGAGCTGCTTCGATCGATCAATATGGATACGCGTAATGTGACTTTCGACATCCGAGATATTATGATTCAATTGAATGGTAATGTCGCAGATATTCGAACATACACCCGCATATTGCCTGCAATGGGCGAAACTCTTGTTGCAATAAATCGAAAACTTGATAACCTATAAAACATGCCAACAACAGAAGTAACTATAAATAACAAACCGTTATCTACAATGGGAGTTGCCATGCTTTCAGGAGCATATGCAGCCCTCCTTACACCTCCATCTCTCAAAGAATTTGTCGAAAATGACGATCCAACACAAAACGGAATAGATATTATTGTTCCGGATTCACCGGTTGTAAATGAACGTGACGTAACATTGACATTTTTGATCAAAGGAACATCACAAGAGGCATTTTTATCTAACTATGCTGCTTTTGTTGCAGAATTACACAAAGGAACCGTAACACTATATGTCCCGGATTTAGGCAATACGTATAATCTTTTATATAGCAACAGCACTCAATTTGAAAATTATCGATTGAATGCCTGTAAATTAGCAGTGAAATTCCGAGAACCCAACCCCGCAGATCGGGCGGCACGCGAATAGGAAAGGCCGGGAATCTATCCCAGCCTTTTACTCGCTTCTGCTATTCATCGTAAAATGATGCGTTAGCCCCTCCCCATCCTTATCAAATCAATTGCAGTTCTTCTCCAATCTTACGAATTTCGCTCTTTATCATTTCCATACGTTAGGACAATAAACGTGTATTCGGCTACGTTTTCATAGTGCAACTAAAAAGTTGGCAAAAAATTTGCACCTCGAAAAAACGTGTATTATATTTGCATCATATAATGAAATATAGACGTACGGGTCTATCCGTAACCACGAATATCGAACATAAAGGATACAATAAGACCGTCATAATATTACATGGCGGTCTTTTTATTTATTGACAATATAAAAAACTTACGTTTATGAAAAAATTTCATTCGGCTCTTTTTGACTTTTGTTGGTTCCCTAATTATGACGCATCTATTGAATATCTTGCGAATAATATAGCAGATCCGGAACCATGGGATTTCTCAGATGCTACGCAAGCCAAATATTCCATTTTGAAAAGTTATATCGAACATACTTTCCGCAAAATTAAATCTGAAAATAAAATATCCTTTTCTTTTGATAACAATTTTGCATGTTTCAATACTGGACTTGTAACTGCAAATTTGGAAAGCATATTTGCTCTTGCTGAACGCAACAATAGGCCAGATGTAGCCGAGAAAGGTTTATCGCCTTATGTTTTCAAGGCATTTGTCAGGGAAAGCGATATTCAGCTAATTAGCAAATTCGGCGATAATATTCCGGACATTGCTGATTTTTTCCAGAAACCCGAGGATTTGATTTTCAATCCTCAATGCAGGGTAGTCCCTCAAATCGACTATATCATTGCGGACAACATGGACAGATTTCCTGCACACATGCAAGGGCTGAGTTCAGACGAAATGCGCAGAAGACTCGTTGGCGCGATTAATGAAGCCCAAAAAAAAGCAAGGTCAAATTACAAAATAGCTGTCCCCCAGTATTACGAAGGGAAAATACAACTTCTGTTGCCCTTATGCCTTACCCCTGGATCACCCAATCCGGATTTAGCTTTAGCCACGCATAAAATAGGGAATAATACCTATACAGCGCGCACATGCTTAACATTGAAGATGGCATATAACAACGCTCGTCTAATCGTTAAGCCGCAAAGTTCATGGCTTAAACCTTAAAATACGGATGGAAGCAACCCCCTCTTGCCCCGGTCAAAAGACCGGGGCGTTTTTCTGTATTTTTTCTTAAAATTACTTGCATAATGTGCCGAAACCCCACACTTTTGTATCGACCCTGTGATGGCACAGGATACATATATCGACGAAATGACAATATACAACCCTTCCGGTAAAGCGATATACGATGCGCCCGTAACAACGAGTGCCATTATCAAATACGCACTTATGGGGGATTATTACATCGAACTCCCCTTTAGTTTGCTTACCCCGCTGGATTTCCCCCTCGGATCATACATCACCTACAAAGGCCGCAAATTCGAAATCATGTCGGAGGTTTATCCGGATTTCGACAACAAAACCGGCGGCTACAAATACACGCTTCAGTTCCAGGCGCAGCAAAACCACATGAAAAATTTCATCTGCTTCTGGCTGGGAGGCGATAATCCTGAAGCTGTATTCCACAACACGACAGACTTGGCATCCTTCGGGGCGCTCATCGTCGCCAACATGAACAAGGCACTGGGAGGAAACAACTGGCAGATGGGAAGTGTAAATGTCGAACATCCGGAAACCAACAAGCTCGTATCGTTCAATGGCGATACCTGTTGGGATGCCTTATCATCCATTGCCGAGACTTTCGATGTCGAATGGTGGACCGAGGAGAACGGCAGTATCGTAACCCTGCATTTCGGAAAACTGAACTTCGGAACGCCGGAAACATTCAAACGCGGAGAAGTCGTCAAAAGCATCCCGGCCAAGAAAGGGGACGATTCCGAATACGGGACCCGTTTCTATGTATTCGGCTCCACGCGCAACCTGACGAAAGAATACGGACAATCCGAACAGGGCGGCGTAACGAACCACGTTTCCGAAGTCCGGTTACGGCTTCCGGATGGGCAGCAATACATAGACGCACGTCCCGGACTTACAAAAAACGAAATCAAGGAAGTCGTAGTGTTTTTCGACGACATCTACCCGAAGAACACGGAAACCGTCACTTCGGTAGAAACTATCGATCGGACAATCATTGAAGGGCAGACCGACAAGGCATACGTCATGGTATGCAACGACACGCCATTTCTACCTTCAGACGTAATCGAAGGAGAAACGCTGGGGGCACATTTTACGAGCGGCGATTTGATCGGCTGGGATTTCGAACTCGCCCTTATCGACGACAATGGCGACAATATCGACCCCGCGACCTGGAAACCCGAAGACGGATTCAACAAGAAATTTGAAATCATCGCCCAAGTCGAAACGTCCGGCGAAAGTCAGCAGATTATACCGAATGAAAACATGCGTCCTCGTGGAAAAGATGATGACCGAGGGCCTGACACTTTCGTACTCACAGGCGTCAAACTCCCCCAGCAACGCATAGACGAAGCAGAACAAGAACTTCTTAATGCCGGCACTTCCTATGCTGCCAAACATAGCAGCGACACGACAGTCTATGACTGTGAAACGAATCCCGTGTATTGTACACACAACGAAAAAAACTACGAAGCAGGACAGGCTGTACGATTAATGGGTCCTCAATTCGGTATAGACGGTCGTCTTTCCCGGATTCAAGGTTATGAAAAAAAACTATACAACGAGTACATCGCAACCTATACGGTAGGCGACAATACACCTTATTCCCGCCTGGGCAGTATTGAATCGGACGTGAAAGCATCGCTCTATTCCCAACGTATAGGCATTGCGGAGAATGGAGCGGCTATATATCTAATCACCCGATACGATAATACTTTTCCGACCGATACAAATGCTTATTCTGCACGAAGGGCAATATGGGAGTTTGCCAACAAGCAGGCACCCGATACGTTCAAGGGTAGAATGACTTTCAACGCAGGGGCACAATTTGGACCATCATATGCCTCCGGTATTACCGGAGTGGGCGGGTTTATAAATGAAAAAGGCGCCGGCGAGCTGGAGAGCCTCTTCATCCGCCGTTTTCTGGAGGTTCCGGAGCTTCGGTACAACCGCGTGGGCATCAGCGTCGGGGACGACTGGAGCGCTCCGGGCGCCGGGGTGATCGAGAGCGTGGACAAGGAGCAGAAGCTCGTAACGCTCAAACTCGAAGAGGGCGAGATCGGCGCCGTAGCTGTCGGAGATATATGTATGGGCATCTTCCACGACTTCGACCCGTCGAACAATGCGACGGCAGATTCCGACGACGGCCGAGGCAACCGCACTTTCGCAGGCTTCGCCACGGTCTATTTCCGTATCACGGAAGTCCTGGGCGACCGCAACGAGCGGTTCCGCTACGGGCTGCGCCCCCTGTCGGCCACCTTTACCAAGCAGATCGATCCGATGGAATCGATGACCTTCGTGGCCTACGGCTCGTTCACGAATACCGCCCGGCGGAGCTCGCGCTACTCGACGCGCACCTACCAGCGTTATCTCCGCAATGTCAGCGACTGGGAGTTCACGGCCGAGAATATCGCCGCGCAGTTCGGTGACCTTACGAACCTCTCCGTCTTCGGGATCCAGATGTCGGGCTATTCGGCCTATCTGGATAATATCTACCTGCAAGGTATGATCAGCAGCCTGGACAAGAAGGCGCTGCTGGACACCCGGAGCAAGCTGTTCCGGCTGGTCGGCGACAACGGCGTCGGCGTGGCCTTCACCCCGGAGGCAGGCTGGAAGCAAGGCAAGCTCTACGACCCCGCAACGGGACAGTTCCAGAAGGAGTTCGACATCGAACAGATCGATCAGACGGCCACCGAAGCCCAGGCCACTGCCAATTCCGCCGATCGCAAAGCTCAGCAAGCCAAAGATTACATCGATAACACGCTGCCCGGCGAATTGTCCGAGATCAACAAACGGCTGGACGGTGTCGTGGAAAACTGGTTCTATCCCTATACTCCCTCGCTTTACAATGAACCGGCCCAAACATGGATAGCGGACGGCGAGCAGGAAAACCATATCGGCGACACGTTCACCAATACGCTGCCTGCGAATTTCGACCCGACGGACGCAGGCTGCTGGGAGCAGGGAAGCGTCGGTGCATCCTATATCGACGGCATTAAGACCTGGGATCAGATCAAAATCGCCGACAGCACCCGCATCCGGCTCAAAACTCCGGTCGGAGGAATACCCAAAGGCGCCGTACTGTCGGTGGGCGAAGGCTATACGATGGGTTACAATCCGATAGCGTCATCCGGAGCGGTTATAGCAAGTTACGTATGGAGCCAGAGCTATACTGTCGGAAGCGACAATCCCTACATGGCTTTTGTCATCCGCAAAACCGATAATGCCAAAATCACTCCGGCGGAATACCCGCAGATTCACTTCACCATATCGAGCGACGAGACGACGAACCCCGATGCGGGCAAATCGTGGCGGTGGGTAAAAGAAGAGGACGGAACCTATAAATGGACGCCGATCGCCGACAGCGATGCGGTAAAGGCCCTGCAAGAGGCGGCGCGGGCGCAGGACACGGCCGATGCCAAACGTCGTGTATTCGTCGTAACACCGACTACACCCTACGATGTGGGTGACATCTGGACGCAGGGCGAAGGTGGCGACATCATGCGCTGTATCGAATCCCGTGCAACGGGTAATTTCGAGAGCTCGGATTGGGACAAAGCATCTAAATACACCGATGATACGGCAGCCAACGAAGCCAAAGACGAGATTGCTAATCTTCAGTTCGGCGCCCGCAACTATATAGCCCGACAATTCCTCTATGCGTGGAACAGCGCCAAAGAGGGTGTTTCGGATGTGGTGACGACCGGTACGGACACGGATGGAGCATACATGAGGATCGATGCCAATAAAGCGAGCAATGCAGGCGTGGCCACGCCTTTGGCCGATGGTATTACATCCTTTGAAGATTGCTTCGGGGGTAAGATCGTCTACAAGGCCGGTATGTCCTATGTCTTCAAGGCCCGTATCAAGCAGCCCAACAGCAAGCGGGGAGTTATGTTTTGCGCGGTCTATGACGATAACACCTTTCAATTTATGGCCACGCCGCCTTCGCCGACTGCATCCGAACTGTATGAAGCGGTCTATACGACCAAAGCGGGCAAGTCCTTGCAGAAAATAGTCCTCTATGTCGTCACCTGGAACCCGATCTACCTGTACGATATTCAGCTTACGGAAGGCAACAAGGCCCCCACAGGATATATCACGGCCGAAGAAGATGTGCAGGCGCAGATTGAGCAGGTGAAGCTGGATGTGGACTACATCGCCTCGGATTCAAGCCTGACGCCATCCGACAAACAGCAGGTGGCCAACGAATGGGTGCGCATTCAGGGTGAATACTGGAGTATAATGGCCAGGGCCGACCAATATGGCGTGGACATGGGGTCTTTCCCTGCCTATTTTAAGAGACTCGAAGATTACCTTGCGCCCCTGCTGGCCGATATGAGTACGACATCCGAGATAACCGGCACAGAGTTCAGAGACGTATTTGCCGATTATTATCAATTGAGCGGCAACATGTCGGACTTGATCGACGACGCGATAGACGAATCCATCAAATCGACAGAGTACCTCAAGAAGGCTATGGAAGACGGAAGTACCGAGGTGAAAGGCGGTCTGATAATGACCAATGTGATGTTGCTGAAAAATGCTGAAGGCGACGTGACGGCCGGCGTGAGCGGCTTGCAGGAAGACGATGTGCCCTTCTGGTCGGGAGCCGACTACACAAACCGGAAAAAAGCCGTGTTCAGAGTACACGCCGACGGGGAAGTACACGCAACCAAAGGAACCGTCGGAATCCTGCAGGTCAAAAACGATTCCGTAGAGGTGAGCGATGCGGCCGCAAGCGGAAACAAGATCATACTCACTACTAACAACATAAACAGCGTAAGCCAGGTTTTGGGCTCTTCCAAAGTCCCGTCGAGCCAAACGACGGAAAGTATAGCGGTCATAACCTCTCAAACGAAGCCTTTCGCCTCGGATTCCAGAAACTCAAGTCAATTCAAATGCGGAGCGGAGGTGCAGATGTCGGCACAAGTCAAGGGGACGATCAGGGGCGGAGGAAGCGTGAAGATCGAAATTATTAACCGGACAGCCGATACTACCGACACGATATTCCGGCAATCTTCCGCATATGACGACACGGGATCGATACAGATCAACAAGAACATTAGGTATCGTTTTACGACCCCGGCATACTACTACATAAAAGTAACAGTGGAAGCATCCTATCCCGGAGGACTCGGAAACGCGGCATCCGCAGCTGTCGAGGCTATTACTTTTTCTTTCGTGACCGATGTCCGCAAGAACCTGATCGCTCCCAACGGAGTAGCCGTCGTGAAAGGATCCAGCAACTATGCGATCTTCACCGGAGATATTTTCGAGGTCAGGATCGGAAATGGAGGGTTACGCATCCAAAACGGGAAAGTCTATAAGACCAACAGCGGAACAGGTGGCTGGACCGAGATATAATAATTATGGACAAAATATTTAATAAAACGAAAAAGGTGTTGGAAGGTATTGCTACAAAGCTGTCCGAAGCGCTTATGACCGTGCAAGGATGGCTTATAGGACTATTGATCGTCATCGTGAATTTCTTCGCCGGGTACCAGCTCGTACTTTATGGGGTGCTTATTGCCGTAGCCTTCGACGCTTTGTTTGGAATATGCGTTGCTCGAAAGCGCGGAGAATTTATCCTGTCAGAACTCCTGCGGGCTACGATATTCAAGCTGGCAGTTTACTTCAATCTGATCGTAGTATTCGTTTTCATCGATAAATTCGTTACGACAGGAGGTATCGAAACGAAGATTACGACCGTGATCCTGGGTTCTGCCATTTGCCTGGCAGAAGCATGGTCGAGCTGTGGCAACGCTTTAATCATCAATCCGAACTTTCCATTCTTACGTCTGTTTCGAAAAGCATTGACCGGAGAAATAGCCCGCAAACTCAATGTAAATCCTGAAGATGTAGAAAACATATTAAACAGCACAAAAAAATGACCAGAGGACTTCGTAACAACAATCCCGGGAATATCCGCAAGGATGGAACCCATTGGAAGGGAGAGGTGGAACCTTCCCGCGACGCTGCATTCAAGCAGTTCGAATCTATGGCGTGGGGATACCGCGCGATGTTCAAATGCCTGAACACTTACAGCCGAAAATACGGGCTCGACACCATTCGGAAGATGATTTCACGCTGGGCACCCCCGAGCGAGAACGACACGGATGCATATATCCGTACGGTATCCGAATTGTCCGGCGTCCCGGAAAACGGATGGATCACGGCAACCAACCGCGATGTGATGATCCCGATAGTCGCAGCTATGTCGCGCGTAGAAAATGGCGTTGATGCCTGCATGACGGACGTGATGGCCGGCTGGGATCTGTTCATCAACGGTTGATAGCTCGTACTCATTATGGTACTGCGGAAAATAATCCTGATTCTCCTTCTGACCGGCTTGTTCTTTGTCGGATGGTGGCTCGGCAGGCGATCCGTCGATGTCCGTATCATCGAGCATACTCGAATCGATACGGCCTACTTCGAAAGACCGCAACCGCATAAAATACTGTCCTCGGCTATTTCGGTAGAGGTGCCGAAATGGTTGTTCGCCCCAGCGGATACCACCTTTACCACCGTAACAATAAATCCCAACCGGGACAGTGTGCCGGTACAGCTGCCATTCGAACGCCGGGAATATCGCGACAGCAGCTACTTCGCCATAGTGAGCGGAATAGCCCTGGGCGACTGCCACCCTACCCTTGAACACATCGAAACATACGGACGTACTATCACGCAGCAGAAAATAATCCGAACGCCCTACCGATGGCAACTCGGGCCTGCCGCAGGCGTCTATTACGTTAATCGCACGGGTGGCGTATGGATCGGAGGGCAACTTCACAGAAACATCGGAAGGTTCAATATCACGGCATCCCTCGGCTGGGCCCCACGCGATAACGGCCCCTATGTTCAAGGAAGCATAAGTATGGATTTATGGCGGAAATAACTTTTTAACGAATTATAATTATGGAAACAATTAAAAAAATCGGACTGCTTTTCCTTGCCTTCTTCTCATTCGTTTGTATTGTGGGTGGGATAGGAACACTCTACTATTGCCAGGTCGAAAGCAGCAACTTGTTCGCAACCGGGTTGATTCCCGTCGGGGCAATCTACTTCTACCTGCTTTGGCCGACATTGAAAAAGTATCTGTTCTAACAGCTTTCGCCCGTCAGGGGTGGGCGTAAAAAAAGCCCCTGCCTTTATTAGCGTCTCTCTTACCTTCCGCTAATAATAAAGGTGCCAACACACCACGACAGGGGCTGTAAAGCCTTTGCAAGTGTGTTGGCACTTATTTTTATTTGGTAAGAGAGTGAACAAAGGTAAGAGAAATATCCTATATGTGCAAATCTGAACTTTACCGACAAATTCTCGGCACGGTATCGCAAGAAACGGAGATTTCGGAAGAGCGAATACTATCCAAAGCCAAAAACGCCGAGATCGTGGATGCCAGGTATTTACTGGTCTATTTCCTCTGGAGGCAGGGATTTCACGCCCCGGTCATATCCTCGCTGATGAACTTCTCACGACGGCCCATAGAGAAGATGATTTCCCAATTCGATCTTCGTCGCAAACAAAGCGGTAAAATGTTCGAAATGCTCCTCGTCCGTATTGCGTCCAAACTCCGTCCCACCTGCGACTGATACGATTGATTCTCCCATCATTCATGTCGATTTTTGCATTGTGAGCTCAACGGCAGCGTCCGCCGAACGGACGCAACAATGTAAAAGTCTAAAACAATGAACGAAAAAACTTTAGTGTTCGACAACGGTGGCGCAATGGACGGCAACCTCGTGGCCGCGTTGATGAACGGAAACAACCGCAATAACGGCTACGGCAATGGCTACGGCTGGGAGTGGATGTGGATGATCCTGCTCTGGGCTCTCTGGGGCGGCAACGGATGGGGTGGCTTCGGCGGTCGCGGAAACGGACTCTCGAATCTTCCCGCCGAGCTGAACGGCGACGCAGGGCGTCAGCTGCTGATGAATGCCATTCAGGGAAACGGCACCGCCATCAACCAGCTCGCATCTTCGCTCAACTGTTCCGTACAGCAGATTCAGACCGCTCTGTGCAACATCCAGGCACAGTCGGGCCTCTCGGCGCAGCAGATCATCAATGCCGTGCAGTCCGGCAACGCACAGGTGCTTTCGCAGATGGCCTCCTGCTGCTGCGATGTCCGCACCGCCATCGAGCGCCAGGGCTACGAAAGCCAGCTCGCAACGCTCAATCAGACCAACACCCTGACGAGCAACGCCAACACGCAGTTCAATGCCCTCGGCTCGAAGATCGATGCCCAGACGCAGGTCATCAACGACCGTTTCTGTGCCCTCGAGATGCGTGAGATGCAGAACAAACTCGACGCCGAGCGTGCCAAGAGCGCGGCATTGGCCGGGCAGCTCTCCCAAGAACATCAGACGGCGACGATCATGCAGTCGCAGGCCCAGGCCGTAGCGCCCATCAACGCTGCGATCGGCGATCTGAGCAACCGGCTGGCAAAGATCGAGTGCGGCCTGCCGCCTACGACCGTGGTTCCCAATCCGCAGGTGTACGCGATGCCCGCCTGCGTAGCCGCCCAATACGGGCTGGGCTTCGGTGCCGCGTTCGGACTCGGCGGCAACGGCGGATTCTGGGGTTAATACGGAAAGGAGGTATGCTATGGCAGTATTCCCATTTCAGTATGTCAATCGCAGAGGTATCCCGGTCATCAAAACTACGGGTGTGACGGTCAATGCCGCCGATGTCGTGTTCTCATTCCAAAACCACGCCTTTGCCAATTCCTGGTACAGGGGGATAGTCCTGGTCGAGCTGTCGCAGGCAATACCCGCAGGCACGACAGGCACGCTTCCCGTGTTGTTCGAAACCAACGGCGTGACCAAGAATGTGACCACGTACAACGGAGCCAATGTCACCGTGTCCGATATTCCGGGGACGGGTGTATTCCAGCTCTTCTACGACAAACAGACCGACACCCTGCAACTGATGACAGGGGCCGTTTAACCAATAATAAACCGAAGGCTTCAGGAGGGGAAACCGCCCCTCCGGAGCTTTCAAAAAACAATTAACCGAAGATGTTTGCGAATTTAACCAAAGGCGCTCCGGTATATGTACTCGATATGCGCGGAACTCCCAAATACTACATGGCGACGCTTGAAGAGGCGCCACAGCCCTATTTCCCCGCTCCCGGGAACTTTCCCCCGGCGCAGCCTTCCGTCAGCTTCCCGGTAGGGGACCAGAAATGGGTCGTCCCGGTAAATGCCGATATGGTGACAAAGGACGGACTCACGGTCACGACATCCCGCGAACGGCTCATAGACGCCATCAATGCGGCAAAGCAGCAGAGCCAGTCCGTTGTGGATTCCTACGAAAAACACAAGGCCAATCTGGAAGTTTTCGATCAGATCATGCGCGAAGTGAATCCCGCGTACGCGGGTCAGGCGCAACGCGACAAGGAGCTCCAGGAGCTGCGGGCAGAGGTGGGACAACTTCGTCAGATGCAAACGGAGTTCGCCTCCATGAAGTCATCGCTGGACGCCTTTCTTAAATCGCAAATGTCTGCTAAAACAAGCAAATCATGAGAATGTGGGAAATCGAAGGCCGGTACCGCGGTGACGGGTACGGCGAGCGTGAAGAAATCGAACGCAAGATGCGCGAAGCCTACGAGTGTGGCTACGAGGATGCCAAACGCGAAATGCGCGACGGCTACGGGGAGCGTCACACGGGAGGCTACATGCCCGACGGCTACGGTGAGCGTGGCGGAGAATACGGCAGCGACGGATATGGCGAACGAAGAGGTGTCCGGGGAACCGGACCCTACTCCAGATTCCGCCGGTAAAACGAATCCGGAGAGGGGAGAAATCCCCTCTCTTTAACAGCGAAACCTATGGACAGAGAAAGATTGGACGCAAGGGACTCCATGCCGGCAGATATTCGCGCATACCTCGAAAAAAACGGATGGTCCTTTTCGAAGAAAATGTGTGAATTTGCCGTCAGCCGCATGAAGGACCGCGACGGGAAGAAAATAGAACCCATCACCAAAGAGCAGATCGACAAATTGCTCAAGACGAACGGTATCGAGCTCAAGCACGACAACGGCTACGACTGTGTATATGTCGCGAATATGGCCCGGGCCGATTACTGGGGATCATCCATTGCCGATGAACAACACCTGGCCCTGTTCGTCAAGGATTTCATCGACGATGAAGACGCCTATCCCGGGCTGCCCTTCACACGATATTTCGCCGATCTGATAGGGTCGGGAACAAATGTTCCGTGGGAAGATGTCCTGTAACAGAATCAAATCCAGAACGCGGCTCGAAAGACCGTATGTGAGGATTCAAAAAGTGTATTCAACGACATGAAGCTGCGGGATCTGAGGATAGAGAACTATGATTGGCATGTGCGGTTTTACTTCGCCGTACATGGCTATCACACGCGCTCTATCCTTTTTTCTTTGGAACAGATAGAGTGTCCCAGGCCAATTATGGAGCGAGTACGGGAAAATTTGGAAAAGGCCGATATGGATTCGGGATTCACCTATTCCAACAAGACCCGGCGAAGGTCTGTCGTAGTCGTAGGATTGGCGTCATCCCAGGCACAATTCCTGAACTCTTTCGAGCATGAACTGCGGCACCTGTGCGACGACATCGCCGTAGCATCCGCAATGCCGATGCAAGGCGAAGAAGTAGCCTATCTGACAGGACAGATAAATACAATGCTTTGGAAAGATATTCACCAATTTATTTGTTGCAAAGGTAAATGCGACGGTTATGGACGAACAAACTAAATATCTGATGTCATTGTTGGAGATCAGCGAATGCTGCTACCCTATTTATGTAGCCGTAATCTGCGAATTGATAGAATCGATATAATAGCTGGATAAGATCGGCTTTTATATCTTCGTCAATGTCCCGACAACGTGCGAAAGTCGCACTTCCTTCGTGTGCCCCGAAAGATACGTTATAAAGTAGCTTCACGTCCGGCTCCCGCCCAATAGAGTTCAATGCTTGAAACGACATTAACAGAATGAATCAAAAGAACACTTTTATCGTCTAATTGCAATTATGCAATAGGATGAACGGATGTAATTCTACATCATATATTCCGAATTGCACGGTTATTATCCTCTCCCTTTCCGCAAATTCATCAAAATAAAGGCAGCTCCTGCTGCCATCCGTCAATGTGTTCTCTAATATTCCTTTTGAATTTCCGCCATAAAAACGGCAAGGATTTGTGTGCCTTGAATCGACAGACGAAATCATGGCGATAACTCACGCCCATCCTTGCTTCCCGGCAGATAATCATTTCGAGCAATCGATTCCGTGAATAACTGATGTATATTTCGGAATCGTCACGTGCCCCGCCTCTGCGTTCGTTTTTCCTATATCGTCCCATTTGCAAATTCCGAATAAATCATTATATTTGTATCGGTGTGAGGGGTGATTCTTCGGAATTGCCTCTTTTTTATTCATCTTCGAAGGCGTCCGGTACTTCTCCGGAATGTTCCCGACAAAAACCGATTGGCCGGATCTCTGGGCCGCTGCAATCTTCGAAAATAATAATTGCCATGTTTCCGTCCGATCTGCATCCAATCAATTCACAACTATTCGGAATGTCGATTCTCACCTCAAATCTCCGATTCGTAGCTACCTGCTTTTTGAGTATATCGCCGACCGCAACTCTCCAAAATGCGGATTAAGTACCTCCGGTGTTCTGGTGTATCCTTATCCGGAGCAACATAAAACGTTACCCCCGCAATTCGAATTATTCTCGTACATTTATTTTCTATTGCCAGAAGTTTAGCACGATCTACTGTACCGTTTTTAGATGTATCTACTGCCATATGAATAAAAAAGGGAGCGATTTTGCCTCTCCCGGTTAAAACTTCTCTTTCCTTATTTGTTTTTCCAGCTCTCTTTCCGCCTTGCGTATGTCCCGCTGCAACTCCTCCAACCGGGTGATCTGTTCTTCATCCATTCGCCAACACCCTGCAAGCCAACTGCGGTAATTGGGAGTACTGATCTTGCCGCAGGCGATACTCCCTACCCGCAGACAGTAATCGTAATACTTCATGAACTCATCTTCCGGGACGTCCCGGTCTATGTCGGTGATGATGTCCTCCATCCGAACTATATAGTCCGCGCATTCGGCGATCCCGCCGACATCGCCGCCGACCCAGCTCCGCGCGGCATCCTCATAATCGTAGCCGTGTTTCTCGCAAAAAGCCTGCAAATAGGCGTTGCAGGCTTTTTCGTAGTCTGATTTGAGTTTCGCTGTCATAATTATTCTTGGTTAGTCAAAATGTTCAGAATATACTATTCGTTTTCGAGAATCGGCCGCCAGCCGTCTATATATAACGAACGACAACCGTTATCCGTCCAATAATAGCCATTATCATCGTCGTATTCACGCCGATATACTACTTTTTTTAGCATCTGACTGTTTCCCGAGTACAGGCGTCAATAACTCCGGCAGCTCCTCCTTCGGGTCACGCCAGCGGGTCAATTCATCGCGCTCGGATTGTGCGCCTGCGGAAAAGCCATCCATAAAGCATGTTGAGTACAATTCTCCCTCTCTGTATTCATAGTCAGACCATGCAGCATTTGCCCTTTCCTCAATTGTTTTCATTGCTCATTGTTTTTTGAAATATTCGACGATTTCCTCGACTGTAGCCTTGCGGTAGTTGTCTATGTTGAACGATAGCCCCATCATCATTATACTCCGGCATTGTATGCCGCTTGCATCCGGTATTACATTACATAATCCTATGTTACCGGCGTTGTCGATAACATACTGCTCGTCCCAATTATTTTTGTTCATCGCAGCCAGCGCCTTGAATAATTCGACATTCTCTCCGCAGTCGTAGGACGGATTATCTTCATTGGTATTATCTACTTTGAACCACCCGATATTATACCCGGTATCTCTGTCATAATCCGGGATGCCGTGTACTTCGTAAGAAGTTTTCAGCCGTTCAATCCGATTGCAATGCACAATGTATTCCAGCCGTCGAACAGGCAGCAGGGACATACATAATACCCGATTCCTTGCAGCCATTCGGTCAGCTCTTTTCGCTTCTCCGCATCCTCGACGCGGACAAAGCAATGGGTTGTGAATTTCATTCCTCGTTCAGTCTTTGTTTGAATGCGTTTAATGCACTGCAATCGGGGCAATTTCCCCCATTACTTGTTTGTATTGAGTAAATTGGGCAATCCTTGCAAAATGCTTCGATCGCTTTATCCCGCATCCTTTCCTCGGCCTCCTGCTCGGCGAGTTCGGCTGTATGGCTCATTGCTGCTCGTAGCTGCCATTTGGCGTGGTCGCTCATCTCTATTACAAGATGATTCAAGCATCCGTCAATAAATTACTGGGCCTTTTTACTTTTCATAGACCTTTTTCAATGCCTTAATCGTTTCCACAAAATCTTCCACTGTATGAGTAGGGGTTATCCCGAATCTACGGCAGAAATTATCCTCTTCGTCATAGTCGCATAGCCAATACTCATAGTTATTCGCCAATATCGCCTTATGCCGAAGCCCGCAAATCAAAGGGGAGCCTCGTCGTAATCCAAGCGTCTTCATTTTCAGATGGAAATAAGGATCGCGGCTTTGATACAAGTACGGCGCTCCAAAAAGCGCAACTCCAAACACTTCGCTTTTCATTGCTCGCCTCCTTTCAACAATTCGAGGTTATCGTGGATGTTACCAATGACTTCTTTTCCAAACTTATAAATCCAATCCTGATCCAATCTTAAATAACATAATTCCTTTCTATCGACCAAGGCCCCCCATAAAAGCTGCGTTGCCGGTATGGTAAAAGATTCTATGAGGACGAGTTTTATCCTCGGACAATGGAGAGCGATCACATCCCCCTCGTAAATCTCCTTACCGTTCTTGTCTTTCAGCCCCGTAAACTCGCCGACGGTAGTGGGATCGACCTCGTGTCTGTTTGCATCATCGAATATAAAATAGCGCCCATTCAAAATGACAAGGCTGCCATACAACCACTCTCCGTTGTCGAGGCGCTTGCCCCGGAATTTAATTTCTCTCATATTTCAAAATGTTTCAAAATGTTTCAAAATGTTTGAAAGTTTTGCAATGTTCTACTTCGTAACAAAAACTCGTATCATAGTTAGAATAGTTCTTGTTGTTTATTATGAAAGCCTATCCCCATACAAGCCATCCCGATTTCATTACTTGAGAATGTAGTTATAGGGTTCACGGAGCAGGGAAGCGACTGAAATCTACACCAGTCACCGTCGCAATGTTTACAATTTAAGCAAACAGAATCGGGAGTACTCCAATATTCAACGATCTCAAACCCTCCGTTATCACGGCATAACTGTTTCCATTTTTCCCATCGTGAACGGCGCATTTTATCGGGCATCTTGCTTTTGTTTTCACCAAATAATTCAATCCATCTAATTCCAAGTGTTACAGCTATCATATCCCTCATACTTATTACCGACAATACGTATGGATTCACTTATTTTCCACATGGGAAACATGTCCCCCTCTCCTTCGATTGGATATAAACAGAACCCGCCAAATTCAGGATCGTATTTTACATCGCATAATAATAATCCCCTAACTTCTCCATCGGTGTATTTCTCTGCATCGAATACTACAACATCCCTTTCAAAAACCATCTGTCCGTTTTCATCTTTAACCCCGGTTGCAAGCATCGGAATATAACCCGTTGGATTAGGCGTTGTATCAAGGTCGGAGAATCCGGATAAGGCCGGAACTCCGATATAATTCCGAAACGCTGTGACGCAGGCAACTTTTGTAGTAAGCATATATCCATCTTCCACTTTCCAGAATCTAATCCCTTGAAGTGCAACTGTGTTTTTCATATCTTCTCGTATTCGTTTATCGTTTCAAAAATCTGCAATGCCACCTGCGGGACTATGGCGTTTCCGCAGGCTTTGACGGCTTCCCGGCGCCACCGAGGAAAGGCGATACCAGCCAATTCCCCGGGAAACCCATCATCTCCGCCACATACAGGGGGTTGAGTCGGGAACCCGTTCCAGTCCGGTATTCGTCGCTTTGCATCGCTGTTTTGGGTAGTCCGTTGCGTATGCCCTGACTGGCAGGAAGCGTTACATTCTTCGCATCGTTGGCGGTCGGAGTAGGCAACAATCCCATTTTCGACGCCATTGCCAGCGTCGGACGTTCCGACGCATTCGGGGAGAGGCTTTTGTTCATTCGGCCGCTTCCTGCGTCTATCGCCGTCGGGGTAGGCAACAGGCTCAACGGCATAAAAACCATCTTCCCGTTCACGCATCGCTTCAGCCCCTGCGTCTGTACGGTGGGCAACAAACCAACATCTGTCCCGACGGTGGGGAGCGCCGACACCGCAAGCCGGAATAATGTACGGCTGCACCTCGTATCCTGCCGCCTCCAGGTCAGCGCACACCTGTTCGAAGACCAACCCTTCCGACCAATTAACGATTCCGTAAACGTTCTCGCCCACGACCCAGCGGGGTCGAACAGTCCGAATAACGTCGAGCATCGCGGGCCACAGGTAGCGATCGTCTTCTGTGCCTCGCCACTTTCCTGCGAGCGAGAACGGCTGGCACGGGAATCCACCGGTAAGCACGTCGATACGGTCTTTCCAGACAGTGAAGTCGGTCGTTCTGATGTCTTCATATTGTTCTGCATTCGGGAAGTGATATTTCAATACTTTGCGGCAAAAAGGATCGATCTCGCAGTTGAAAGCGTTCGTCCAGCCAGCCCACTCGGCGGCGAGGTCGAACCCGCCGATCCCGCTGAAAAGAGAGGCGTGGGTCATAAGAGATCATCGGTTATCGCCGTTTCCGTCGATCACGCCGCGCTCGCGGCGGCTGGCGAGTTTGTCGAGGTTCTGCTGCATGACCTCTTCGAGCGTCAAGCCGTAGCGATCGTTGAACATTACTTTTTTCATTTTCTCTTTCCTTTTAGCTCCGCAATGCGGCGGAGGATATATATCTTCATTGCTTCTGATTTAAGTTCATCCGAAGTCATCGCAAAATGCCATAGATGCGCATATTCATCCGAATTATACCCGTAGCGTATGCCAACAACCGTCCCATCCATATCCTTACGAACTGAATAGACACGTATCTGACAACGCCCCTCCCGCCTCAGTCGGCGCAGTAGTTTGGTTTTCATATCTTCTCGTATTCATTTATCGTTTCAAAAAATCGTCAGTTGTACCGACTTTAGCTGGCGTGTCCCCGCCGCCCTTGCCTGCCTTTCCAGATCGAGCACGCGGGCGTAATTGTAAGTGGCGATCCATTTCATGTTGAGTGGCAGGAGTTGCAAATCCTCCTCCGCCGTTTCGGATTCGGAACGGAGCGTACCTTCGTCCATCTCCGGCACGATTTTCAGGAGGTTCGGCGTGGAGAAGTGCCACCACCACGGCAGAAGGTGCTTCATCACATCGTAGCGCGGGCTTCCCATAAGTCCCCGGCTCTTGCCCGTGTAGTACAGCCATTTTTTCTCGAACGGCCGGTATTCCACGGGAACGGCGCGGAAATCGAAAGGGTCGCCTGGCCCGAACTCGCGCAGGTTTTTCCACTTGTCGCCGCACCACAGGGTGAGGAGGTCGGCCCCGCATTCCGCAAAGTTGTCCCGGTTCTCCCAGGCGTAAAATTCCGGGGGCAAATCCGCAACCAAATCGTGCCCTCCGATCCCGCTGAATAGTGATGCGTGGGTCATAAGCGATCATCGGTTATCGCCGTTTGAGTCGATCACGCCGCGCTCGCGGCGGCTGGCGAGTTTGTCGAGGTTCTGCTGCATGACCTCTTCGAGCGTGAAGCCGAAGCAATCGGCAATGCCCGCGATAAACCACGCACAATCCCCGACCTCTTTCATCAGTTCGGATTTGTAACCCTCCACCTCTTGCAGATCACCCGTATTGAAGACCAAATGATCCATATCCAGCCGGCACACTCCCTTTCGGCGCCATTTGGCGATCTTGTCGGCGATTTCGCCAATCTCGGCCATCAGACCGAAAAGCATATAGGTCGCATTCTCGCAACTCGGCAGCCGCGTACTCATCGCGCGTGTCTGATATTCGTTCGCTCGCATAGTTATTTATAGTTTTTTTGGTTAAACTTCCTCTCGACCAGATCGCATAAATCCAGGTACATCGCATCGGCATTCTCCGCCTTCACTCTCTCCCGGAACCCCGCTATATCCGACAGCCAGCAGCCGCAACGGACATAAATGCCGTCTTGCAGGTTGAAAAAGTAAACCTTGCTGCCAATCCGGGAGCCGAATCCGACAAAAGCCAGGAAAGGATAATCGCCGATATATTCGCCTTTCCCTTCAAAGGAGCACCGCTCGCCGAAGGAGCACCACTCGCCGAAAGAGCACCTCTCGCCGAAGTAGCACCGCTCACCAAAGGAGCACCACTCACCAAAGGAGCACCTCTCGCCGAAGTAGCACCGCTCACCAAAGGAGCACCGCTCACCGAAAGAGCACCACTCGCCGAAAGAGCAACACGCGCCGAAGTAGCACCGCTCGCCGAAGGAGCAACACTCGCCGAAAGAGCACGCCCTGCCGAAGGAGCAACTTCCACCGAAAGAGCACCACTCACCAAAAGAGCACGCCCTGCCGAAAGAGCAACACGCGCCGAAGGAGCACCACTCACCAAAAGAGCACGCCCTGCCGAAAGAGCACGCCCTGCCGAAGGAGCACCGCTCACCGAAAGAGCACCACTCACCAAAAGAGCACGCCCTGCCGAAAGAGCACCACTCGCCGAAGGAGCACCGCTCGCCGAAGGAGCACCACTCGCCGAATATTTGTATATCACTGTAATCCCCCGAGGGGCATTGTTTGATTCCGTCGATCACCTCGAAGGCGTCGAAATCCGCTTGTGTGTATTTTTTCATTTTCGTTAATCTATTAAATTCAATTCGATGATTCCGTCTATTTTACAATCCTCGATCCCGATACACTCCAACAGAGCCGGGATGCGTACAAGAGGTTTGGCCGGGTTGAAGTCGTAGCGGCCCGAAATCCGACCGTTGAGAGAGCTGATGATCCTACACAGCGACAGCACGATGTTGTAAGACCTTTGAGGAGCCTCCAACAGGATACAGCCGCTGATGGTCCGATACGCCTCGTCCGTCTTGTCGTTGTACTGCCGGGCGGCCCGGTCGTCGATCTTGCGAAGCATCGACCATGCGATGCCGTGAGCCTGCGTGACCAAAGTCTGGGCCTGCGTATAACGGCGTTTGGTTTCATGGTGGAACAAGCCGGATGCCGTGAGTTCGGACTCAAGGTCGAGCATCGCGTAGTTCAAGCAGCCGACCAGCGTAAGCATCCGCACCGCGAGCGGCACGTACCGCTCGTCTTCCGGCCGAGGACCCCGCGCGAGCAAGCGAGTGTTCATCCAGGCCGTATGTTTAATCAACATTGCCTGGCGGTAAGAAAGGTTGGTCATATAATCAATGCGTTTTACCCATAGTGAACCACTCGGCAGAATGAAGCCAGTGATAAAATTGTCGTTTTGTCATTTATCCAAATAATTTTGAACTGCCGTTATAGCTTCATTCAGTGTGCGAACAAGTACATACTTGTTTCCAACCTGTTCAAAAGATTTCTGCCATTGTTTTTGTGCTGGGGTCTGACGACTTCCTTTTACTTGGGTCTTAAATTCCAGTCCCAGTACACCAAACCCATCTCGGGGAACAAGTAACAGTAAATCCGCCGCTCCAGCCGTCATCCCTTCAGCTTTCATGATGGCCGCCTCGGTTTTACTTCGCAATCCACCATTGGGCACGCTCGTCAAATTCAAAGCATACTCGGGGTATTGAAGCCGGAACCAACGTACAAAAGCGCGTTGGATGTTCGATTCAAGGTGTTTCATTTGCGTAAACTGTTTCCATTAAAAGCGACCCGATGGCATAGATACTTGATCCGGTCGTATATCCGATCTCCATATCGGTCCTTGATCGCTTCGCCTGTAAGGTTCGAAGATATGAACAGAAGCGTATCGGGCTTGTCCTGTGCCTTGTTGATGAGTTCTACGACCAGATTACGTCGTGTCCCGAACTCTACTCGGTCCACCTCCACGCCCATATCGTCCAGTGTGATAAACTTGCGTTTAATTACGTCGTCGATATTGACACTCTGTGACCCGCAGTCCACGACCGTTACGATCCGGTTGGCGAACTTGCGTAGCAACATCGGAATTGCGTAGCGGACCAACAGCGATTTCCCGCGTCCGCAGTTTCCGAACAGTAGTAACCCTTTTCCGTTGTTTGCCGACAGCCATTCCGCTACCTTGTCGTATTCCGGCAACCAGACAAACCGTTCGCCCATAGCTCCCAGAACTGCGGACATCGCAGTCACCAACTCTTCTTTCGCATTCGGAATACTGAAGGTGAAACGGGCGCAAGGCGTAGGATTACCTTCGATTTTCAACTGTTTCAGGATTTCATCGTAGTTCATTGTCAGAAGTCTTCATACGTTTGGCCCGGTTGGGCGTGATAGTCCGTTGCCGGATGGCGATTTGCCGAATTGTCCTGGTCATGTGGAGGGAACAGCCCCGAATAGTTGTTGGCGATCGAGAAGTCCACGATACGGCGAGCTTTGGCCGCATCGTTGCCCGAAAGCGTCAGCAGGCGTACATAGCAACGCTGTAATCCGAGCGGTCGATAGGTCTGTCCGCGTTCAGACTTGTAAGCAAGCCAATCCGCCATGATAGGCTGGAACGCAGGTTCGACAGCCGAGAGATCTATATTACGCCTGGATTTTTTCGGGAAAAAGTCGTTTAACCACGTTTGGAAATAAACATTTTTCGCAAATTGAGCGCTGCGTTGCAATTTAACATAATCTATAACCAGTCCCTCCGTCTTTTTGCAAAAGTCCTTGTAGTCATCGGTAAGCGACTTGCGCTTTCCCTTGAACTTATCCCACAACGTCACAAATTCAGTCGGAATATAATCTTCTTCCCCCTCGGGGGGATATAAGGGGGGATTATTTATATCTTCGACGTAAGGAGAAGATATAATACTTTTCTTTACTTCGCGGCAAAATTCCGGAGTATTCGGCGATTCTTCCGGAAGTTTGGCTGTTTCTTCCGGAAGAATGCGGCAAAATTCCGGTATTTCAAGATTCTTGCGTTTCGCTCGTATGCAAGTGTCAATATATCGCCTTTGGATGGCTGCCGACGTTATGATCCCACGAGAGAGCAGTTCTTTATTGAAAAGACCCACAACACCGCAGTACCGAACAATCTCCAAAACAACCGACTCCTTTAACCTGAGGTATTCAGCCACGTTGAAGGCAGTACTTTCGTCCCACGCAGCAAAACAGCCTTTTACCCGGTATATATTACATAGCAAGTAGTCGTAAACCGCAATACCGTCACAACCGAAAGCCTTAACAAGCCGCCTTATCCGAATATCCAAATATCTATCCGTATCGACGCTGTAATAGCTTAATCCGACCCTAATATTGGCCATATCATTGTATTATTTCGGTGGTTTATCAAACACTTCAATCATCTTCTTTATTTACAATTTTAAGCGTTCTTTCTCGTAACTTATCATAGTCCGAAGGTTGTCGCACTGATGCTTGCAAGATGCATTGATGCGGTCCAACCACTTTTCTAAAGCATTCAGCTCCGAAGCAGAACTGTTCACCAATTTTGTCGCCAACGATGGAGACAAACTGATAATCGTTTCTTTTTCATCGTGAAACAACCTGGCCACCGCAGCGTCACGCATCCCGACAACCTCACTCAACAATTCACCGCTGCGAGCGTAGTAAACACCCAGCTGATCCAAACGCTCTATCATGGCTTCGATATTGGGATTATTCATACATTCAAGAGCCATCTGAATATTCCGAGCTTCCTTCCGTATTTGTTCGATTCTTTGCATGGCGTTTAATTATTTTTTTATACAGGATTCTACCCATACGGATAGCATTTAGTCCCCGGATAGTCGAGGCATCGCAAAACTCCAGGTCACGCAGAATACGTACTATTTGCCGAATCTCCCAAGACTTGATTTCATAACCGATCATGGTATTCCGAATATTAGAATGGAAGGTCATCTACCATATCTGCCGGAGGCAGATCCGCAATACTCTCCACCGTAACAGGTGCCGAATTGAAGTTTATGGCCTTACCCCGGCCGATATAAACACGAGGTGCTTTCGCCTCTCTCTCCTCTTTAGTCTGACGCATAAATACCGAATGGGTATTTTCGTAGGAATCCGGTTCCCGGAGCTGCGAAACGCATACGGCGATATACTTCTTGCCATTATTGGCAACTTTGATCTGGTCGCGGGGAATATCCGAAACGCAAATCGATACATTGATAAGTTGTGACATAGCTACGGTTGTTTTTTGAATGTTGTTTTGATACTCGTTTTACTACTTCGAACGGGCGGGTAAAGCATCTCACCCGTTTCGGGATCGGCAAGCCCGGAAACAGGCAGTTGTCGAAGCATTGTTTCTCGCTCTTTAATGTCAGCTTTCAAGGATTCAAGAGTTGCGTACATATCATATAACTTACTGTCACCGCAATCCGCATAATCGTATTTGACACCGACCTCGGCTTCTTCCAACCGGCAATCCCCGAATTGGTGCGATTTCCCGTATTGGGATAATTCGCGGAGTGTGATGTCCCGGATCTCTTCATTATCCTTGAACGCCTTGATTGCCGCTTCCATCCTGCTGATATTGATATGGGCCGTTATCGGGTCAATATCCCCGTTTACGACAGCCCTGACCGCCCGAGAGGTCAATTCACTGACCGAGGCCGTTTCACAGAGCAATAATGAATTATTTTCCATGCCGAGCCATCTTATAAGAATTGAACAAAGCCGCATAACGTTTAAGCACGTCAGTATCGGCGTCATAAGATTTCAGAAGACGTGCGGCAATATCGAAATCTGCCGCATAGCCTGAAGCGGTCCATAAGTCATAACCCCAATTAAGCAGACAATCGCACTTGATCGGATCGTCAAGCATATCTGTCGTAATCCGATGTTTTGCCTGGGGTGTATCGGGCCGGGCCGAAGCGAGAGGGTCCGGAGCAGCTGCCGCGCATTTTGCTGACATATTGCGCGATTTACCCTTGAATACATCGGCACCAATCCCGAGCCAGGACCCGATCTTTGTCAAAGCATCGGTTGTAGCCCCCTTGTGGGCATCACCCAAATCTGAGTTATCGTTACCTCCATAACATTCATAATAGATACCATATTCAGGTATCTCGAACGTTACCTTGACAACCACCATCTTATTGTCACGGGCAACCTGTTCGGAGCGGACACGCCAGCTACCTACTCCGAACACGTCATTCAGACGCTCGGTAACGTAGATCGCTTTGATCGTGGACAAGTAGTTCTTTGTCGGATGCGGCGATATTGCCTCTGAAGGCAGCGGCCGATCCAGTAATCTTTTCTGTTCTTCGGATATTTTACGCAGTTCCATATTTTCAATCTCTATCGGTTATCACTCGTGATGCGAACTTTTTAGAATCGCTATACCGCATCATATATTTGGTTTCCTTGCGTATCTCGGCAGTCGAGAGTTGCCTATTCCAAGAACCCGAGGCAACAATGTTTTGCGGGCGGTCGATTTCGTAAATCTCGATTCTCGTTTTCATGTCAGCTATTTTAACAGTTCATTCAGTTTCTCCGACACCCGGGGAACCTCCTCGTCCGTGGCCGTACACCAGGCGCTCGCTATGCTCGTTTCCTCCCATATCAGAACGTCGATCCATTCCGTCATTCCCATCGAATGTACCGCGCCCTGTCGCTCGGTTTCCACCGTATAGCGTCCCTGCACCGCAACGCCGTGATATTCTATCTGAAAGTCGAAAGATTCCATAGGACCCGAAAATGTCCTTCGGGTGATGTAATCGGCGATGCGTTTGGCGAAAGTCCGAATCTCCTGATCGGTCAGATGAATTGTCGTTTGCGGCCGGTTGAAACGGGTGCTCTCGAAGAAGTAATACTCTCCGGAGGATTCATTCTGGGTGGACGGCGGCATTTGAGCCGTGTCGGTGACGTAGTAGGAAGTATTCATCGCTGTTCGAAAATTTCATTCAACAGATAGCGGGTGATCCGCATACGCCGGGGACCGGACAGCACCCAGTTGAACACCGCTGCGATCGGTGCGATCACAACGGCAAGCGTTATCGCGTGTGCCATAGCTGAATTAATTATTTGACAACTCGTTGTTTGATAATGATGCTGCCGATACGGCCGCATACATAGTTGTCGTAGAACTCGGTAACGGCACGTCCTATGGCCATCAATGGATGGAGCTCATCATAGACGCGAGATACCTCGACCTTGTGATCGTCGAGTGTTGTTCCGCTAATATTAACAAGATAGGTTTCGGGATGCTCTGAAAAGCCAACTCGCAAGAGTGGAGTTATGTTCAGATACTTGTACGTAGGTGTAACGACCTTACTGTTCTTCGGGTCGATACTTTTGACACCTGTTGGCATAAGTAGATCAAAAGTTTGAATGAATATGTATATAAAAAGAGGACGCACCCCCTTCTGCGCCAACAGGTCACGACTACACGCGGTAGAAGTGCTACAGGAGTACGTCCATATTTGGACTACATTTCTATATACTTGTGGTCATGTAATCTGACCTGTTGGCACTACAAATATACGAAATCATTTTTTATCTTGCAATAACAAATAAGAAAAAGGCGTCGAAATCGACACCTTTTCAAAGTTGATGTAGGAATTTACTATGATTCGAACATCTCGTGAAACTTGACTATTCTATATGCAACGGGCTTATTTTGTGACGTCTCCACTTTAACGTCCACCACATATACCGAGGTTAGTGGATTGTCTTCTCCGTACAACATCATCCGCTTTATATTTTCATCGTCAAACAATACTTTCATTGCATGACCCGGGAAAATACTATCAATAACACCTCTGTTCTTGGCATTGTTTTTTATGTCGCTGCTGGCCTGCTGCCATGTCATTAGCACATTCTTGTGGATGTCGGTTTGCTCGTGTGCCGATAGTTTATCTATTTCTTTCCTTATGGCATTTTGTATTGCATTAGATTCAACGCTATCCACTTTCAATCCGATGTTTATATCTCCATTGATATATGTGCCAATATTGATTACAGCTCCATTATCCGCCGCAATCGGATTTACTAAATTGCCGAAATCTCGACAGTCGGAAATCGCCAAGCCCGGATTATCAGCTCTTTTCCCTAAAAAGTACCTTATCGCATCTTTGCAATATCCGACAAAACCAATGATGGAATTGGCATTTTCAATGAATGGTAATGCAGCGACCGCCAAAGTGTCTATAAGCTCAACAATAACACACCCGCGCCGAATTTCTTTAACATACAACTTTGTATCGCTGTTTATGTTTTGTTCGGGATGCTTTTTGAGGTAAGCCACATACTGATTATTCAACGCGACGAGAGAACTTGTTAAATCCAGCAATTCCATCGGTTGTGTATCTTCAATATGAATATGTAGCCTAATATCCTGCATAACATCTGAGTTATTCATATTTCCAAAGATACGAAAGTTTTTCATTATGCAAAAAGTCCTTCCGATTATTTCTAAGCCGCGTTCAGAAACTTATTCACGAAATATACCTGCCCTTTCCCGGTTATTTTAGTCGTACATGAAACCAGAACCGAGCCGTCGGGCTTGTTGATCGCGGTTTTCTTCACTTCGAACAGCCCCAGTTCCATCGCCCGCTGCGTCGGCTGGTTGTAATATTCGCCTTTCGAACAGAGGTAGCCATTATCCCGCAGCCAGCCGAATAACCTGTTCTGACCGATATTGACTCCGTTCTGTTGGAGTATCTTTGCCAATTCCGCAACAAGACAGGAGCGTTCCGAGGTGGCGACAGCATCCGCGAACAGAACTTTCGGCTGTTGCTGTTTGACGGTATTTTCCGCTTCGATACGTTTTGCCCGCTCCTCTTTCAGATTGGTGGCCAACTGAATAAGCACGTCCGGATCGAGTAATGCTTCCTCTACCTTTTGAGGCGTGAGATAGCCGCCGTGTTTGCGGATCGTAGGGAGCACCTCCGAAGTCACCCACTTGCGGAAAGGTTTAGCGGTAGGAGCATCGCTGCGGAGTACAACATCGTACATTCCGCTTTCAGTAACGAATGTAGTTTGCTGTTTCCTACCGAGATTGTCGGTGGCGTCCATTTGGCGGACGTCATCATCATCAAGTCGCGCACGGACATTGCGATGATTGGTAATACCGAGAGCCGAGCACACATCTGCAAGGCAGAACACCGGCTCTCCGTTCACTTCGATTACTCTCACTTCGCCGAAGCGGTCATTCGTGAAAATCTGAATATCCATACACCTACCGAATTTCGACCCGATAGACACGGGGTCGGTTTTGGAGTTTATGTGCCCGGCGCCGGGACTTGTCGATCATCCGGCGCACCTTGCTCTTGAGGCGGTACCACGCACGCCAGAGGCGGCCCGCAAGCGTTACCCACAGACTTTTGACTGTGGATTCCTGAAATTGAGTTTCCATATTTGTAATGATTTGATGCGATCGAAAAACCGGCGCGGGCCGTCACGGAGGGCGCCGGGAAATAATTGATGGAATTATACTATGTAATTGCGAATTATTTTTGGTTGATCCGCCTGGATTCGAACCAGGAACGACAGAACCAAAATCTGCTGTGTTACCATTACACTACGGATCAAAATGCCGGTCTTTCCCGGCTGCCAGAGGCTTTCACGTAATCTGTCCGATGGAGTCAAGCGTCCTGTTCCGCTTTGCCACCGCCATCCTCCGGCGGATAATCCATGCGCCATCGTCGCCCTACTTGCCTCGATCTCACACACAGGAGAGTTATCATTTCAAAATAAATATGCGTTTCCTCGTTCGAATATATCCTAAACACAGATAACTGGATTCAATAAATCCGACAAAGACGGTCAATGATGTCAAGGACTAACCATTTGTCTGTTATTCCCGCCACCGAGGTACTCGCATATTAGTCTAAAAACTGCTACTCCGGAGCCGACTAACTCCGATATACAGAGGTCATCGCCGAATAGATAGGTTCTTCAGCTCGCTCCATCGCTTCATGTTCCCTTATTATAAAAAACATGCTCTTCTTTATAAATCGGCTCCCTATCACTTTCAAGGCCGATACGGGGGCGACAATCAGCCGCTACCGTGCGGAGGGTGAGGGATTCGAACCCCCGAAGCCTGACGGCTTGCCTCGTTAGCGGTGAGGTGCATTCTGCCACTCTGCCAACCCTCCATAAAAGCTGATCGAACCTACCACACTCTCACGCGCTTAACGTAGGAATCGATCCGGGCGGTTACCCTCCAGTACTATATCATTCGAATTTAGTTTTACTCAATTCGTTGCCGATTCCATCATATCGGTGGAATGATGATGGCCGATATTCTTTGCGGGCATTCTCCGGCAGCAACAACCCAAGAGCAAATGCCAACCGTTCTTCCTCCATTGCGATATTCATTCCCAGCCAATTCAAATCAGCATTAACTTGTTGTGCTCTTCGGGGTGTTAAAGCTGTATAGTCCAAGTCACTCAATTTATCGCGCCGATCGCATAATCGCTTATATTCAGCGGCGTGCTGTTTGATATAATCCTGTCGTTTCATATGTTATTGAAGTTTTTAATTTGCACCCTGTCGTCATCGAAGACCACGACCGAATCGCAGGGTATATCGCTACCGGCTCCCCGGACCGCTCCGGATCGTCGCCTGCTTTTTGGTATTGATCGGCCTAATATCCGCCCTTCTGCGCCAAGTCGCTCGCCGGGTTTTACATCCCTTCGGATGGTTCTCGTATTTCAATGAACCGCTTATTCGTTCCAGCCTTTCTGCCTTGCGGCCGGGGTTTATGGCAGGCTTTAGGACCCCTACGGCTTCCGTGCCGTCCTTTGCGCCCGCACCGGGACATTCAACCCGATACGGACTTTGAAAATCCGCGCCCGGAAATGGCAAACTCAACTAATCTCAACTCTTAACTTTACTCGAATGAAAGAACGTTGGGCGCGGATAGTGCTCGGTTGATCCACTACCAGGGCCGACCAGTACAGCATAGAAGTACATATTAGTCACTGGTTCGGTAGTAGCCTATCTGTCATTTTATTTGCAGTTAGCACTTTCGGCGATACGCGCAGCTGCAACGGCCCGTCTGTCCTCCGGCAAAGTCGTACGGGATTCGATCCAAGCAAGAAGCTCCTTTTTGGAAAACACCGTGCGGCGTCCAATTTTCTTAAATGGGATCTTTTTTAGAAAAACCCAATTATAAATCGTCGAACGGGTGGTCGGGATACCTTGCTCCGCAATAAACCGCACGGCTTCTTCAACCGACAAATTGTCGATTTCTACCGGTTCATTCTTACGCCTGAAATCGGCGAGCTTCGGCAGAATCGCCGCCACTTCGTCAGCGACAATAGAGCGCAATTCTGCGGGAGTGGTAATAATAATTGGCTCGTTCATAATGCTTTATATTGATTAGGGAGTGCGGCCAGATTCGAACTGGCAAACATTCCACGTCTGGAATGCCTTTCAATCGGTTAGCTTCTGTTTGAACATCTGCGCTCTTCAGGGTGTACTGTCCATTAAGCGCATCGTGAGTACACTTGGTCTTTACCACTAATCGATTCGTAATACCATTCTACCACGCACTCTTTGTCGTTATTTGTCCTCCTTCTTCATTCGCAGCCGCTCAACGGCCACGCCCTTCAACTTGGCGATCCCTTCATAGCATAGTCTTTTTTAAGCCTCAATCCACCGGATTTTAGTCCCATTGTAGCCACCCCGCTCTCGCGCCATACGACGGATACGATCGGGTTGCTCTCCAACTGTGGGATTCGTCAAATTCAAGGCATTATATACCGTTTCGACCGTACATCCGACCTCGGCCGCAATCTCCTTCTTCACATCAGGAGGCAGAACAATCACTTTTATCGTCTTTTTTACCAGCATATTGTTTATTGAGTATTTTGATAATTCGTTCAATGTACACCCGCTATTCTTCGAGCAGGGCGGCCAGCCTGTCGGCCGATTCCATTACATCGTTCATTCTTCTAATTTTAGAAAAGCAGGATAAATAACTACTTTTGTTTTGCCCTTCGGGGCTGGTGGTCATCCCAAATGGGATGTTAAACTGACGCCATCAACATTTAACCCTTTACGCCATGAATAGAACCAATATTCATCGGCCGAAGGTGATGTTTATTCGTGCCTATACCCGCGTTAGGTTCGGACGCCGCGAAAATGTGCGACAACACTACCGTTCGTTGCCCTTCCGGTTGTAACCCACGAGGGCGGAGGGGCGGGACTGGGACGCTGCGGCGTCCCTTTTTCGTCCTTTATCCTGCTTGTTTTCCATAATCAATCGCCATAGTAGCGGCCCTGTTCGCCGTAATAATCGGTCGGCACTGTTACCGGCGTCCACGCCATACGAGCCGCTGCTATTGCGTGTGCATCCTCTGTGGCAAGGCTTCGTCCCTCAATGGTGGCATAGAGCATATTGCGTTTCTCATTTGCCCACGCCTTGCGAAGGGCTGCCGCAAACGTCTTGTACATCTTAACCTTGAACATGTACCAAGCATTGCGCATGATTTTAGGTAGGTTGTACTTGCTCGTTTTCATATATTATTTAGTATATTTGCGAATGTACCTTGTATTTCATCGTCGAAACGGTTGTTGTTTTGTTGTTCGATAATGCAAATATAGACAAATACATTGAAATATCAATATATAATCTATAATTATTATTTATGATTATTGAAAGATTTATAAAATATATGGATTTCAAGGGGTTAAACGACAATCAAGTAACTATTGATTGCCATTTATCCGTTGGGCTGATAGGCAAAGCACGCAAGGGGAAAAGCGATTTGGGCCGAAATTCTATCGAAAAAATTTTGCGTGCATATAGCGATTTGAACAGAGAATGGTTATTGAATGGCAAAGGCAATATGCTAAAAAATACTTCCACACAAAAGACAGAAGATGTAACTGCGGCAGAAAACGTAGATATGATGATAACTATCCCCCAAAGCGTGTGGGCGGTTATAGAGAATCAAGCGGCCAGCTTAAAAACCAAGGACGAACAGATGAATCGGCTAATTACGCAAATTGAGGAATCGAATTCTATCCTCAAAACGACCATTTTAGGAACATATACAGGCTTTCCGGCAACTCCGACAGATCTGGGGGTCAAAAATCCCCCCCCCATAAAATCGGAGCTAAAATAATGTATATCAATGAATTACAAAAATATATTGTAATTCAGACACCTGATAATAAGCATTCAAAGAAGAGTTAAAAAATAGGAGCCGATGCAAATTTCAGATTGAATTACTATTCAATGAACCTTATGATAGCCAAACTACAAAAAGGAGACATTAACATTGCCGACGTTTTTCTAAATGAATTATCAAGAAATCCGGCCTATTTTAATATGGATGCCGTCAAAACATTAATCCCAAATGAAGAGCAACGAATGCGAATACTACGCGTTCTTGAAGATCATATGGTCATTGAAATAAAAGGGGGTGGAATATGGTTAAAAGCTGCGGCTAATTTATCAGTGTGTAAAGACCAGGGAGGATGTGCAGTCATCTATAACGAACAACGCAAACAAGAAGAACGGGATAATTTAGAACTTCGCAATTTAAAAATAAGTAGGCGCGAAGCGCATTGGGCTATTGCATTAGCTATCATATCTATTTGCGCCTCTCAATTTTGGGGACACACTATTTTTGAATGGACTTGGATTGCAATGCAAAAAATCAGTAAATTACTTTTTTAATCTGTCTTGATTCAATATTCTACACAGAACATTGTTTAATCCAGTATAAGTATCACCTATCAATTCAATATTAGTTCTGCCCCAAAAACGAACAAGATAGATCAAATACACAATCAACGCGATAATCACGAATAGCAAAATATAAATCCCGATCATAAACTTCTTTTTTACAAACCTCGGAACTTTCGGCACAACTTCAAAAAAATAGGCTCATTATTTTGCGGGGGGGGGAATTTTGTAACTTTGCACGACTAACCAATAACTTATTGAATTATGAAAAAAATTTTACTTTTAGTCGCCGTGGCTACAATGTCAATTTGCGCAACGAATGCGCAACAACACAAAGTCTATTGCGAACTTGTCGGAACCCAAAAACTTTTATCGTCGAAATGCACGGTGCAAGTAGATTTTGGACAGAACCAATTTCAAAACAACAAATTGGTCGATGAAAACGGAAAAAAACTTACGTTCAACTCGATGGTAGACGCTATGAACTTTATGGGTGAACTCGGTTGGGAATTTGAGCAAGCCTATGTTGTTACGGTAGGCAGTGGTGCTTCGGCTCAAAATGTCTATCATTGGCTGTTAAGCCGTTATATTGGAGATGACGAAGATATTGATGCAGGACTTAAAACCAAAGCTGCCTACAAATCAGAAAGAAAGGCGGCCGAAGAAGAATAATATAATACTAAAATACCCGATTCAAACTTTATAGCGCCCTGAAGGGCGCTTTTTATTTCCGATAAAATCCTTATATTTGCATTGCTAAACCTATATGCGATGCAAATATGTCTGGATTATCGGATATATTGTATCTATTCATACAGTTTAATCTAACTGCGTCGAGTTCGGTAAGCGGAAACGCCCGACGGCTTGCATATAGGGCCGAGCAACTCGTAACGCAGTTTTTTATTGCTAAACCTATATGAAAAAGCGCATCGAACGTATGAACCGCATCGAAGCGGCAATTAAACCCATGTACTGCGTCCCCAAGCGCAGCGACCTATCGTTAATCGGATCGGCTTTCGAGGCCGCAGGTTTCCGTTGTGTCCGGATCCGCACCGAATGCGAGGCCGAGCACCGCACCAAAGGTGGTGATCCCCGCCGACACGGGATGCTGGTTCTCGACGGTGACCGAGTGATATTGGAGGTATTGCGGTCGAGACCGACTAAAAAAGATAATCAACTCACAATCCCGCCTCAATCATGAACCGAGAAAATGACATATCGAACCGTACCCTATTTTTGATTCGGTCGGTTTGAAATGATAAACAGAAAGCCGAGGGAACTCGGCTTTTTACATTCTCGCATCATATATCTTTTCTACATTCAGCTCCGTTCCGGTCAATGTAAAATATATATTCTGGAGCTGGTGCAGATACTTTATGGGCACATCCACATTGCAATCGTCGATTTCGTCTTCCACCTGCCAACAGAACCCTTCTTTTTTAGGAGATAAACATATCACACGGGGGATGATATAGTAGTCAAATCGTTGGTAACAGTCGCTAAATTCTTTCTCAAAGCCGCATTTTTCCAATAACGTTGGAGTCAAACGTATAGGCCTAACATCTCCTAATACTACTTTATCTAAAATCTCATGATAAAATCCGGCTTCCTTAATTAGCATCTCACCATGAAATAACGTCATGTCTGCACGCGTAATTTCTGCAATATACCCAATTCGCTCAAGATGGGAGTTATACACTAAATTGCCTATTCGAAATGATCGAATATTCAGAGACGGTTCCATATTACATTTCATATTCTAAAACGCATCGAATTCGATGCGTTTATTACTTTAGTTTCATTTGTGTTTTTAAGTTGAGAACTATTTATTCCTCCTCGTTTGAGGTGTCGCATGTAATCGGTTTCGTCGATTTTACCGCTGAAGTAAGGTGCGCTGTTTCGGGTGGCGGATTGTCGGGCAACGTTCCGAGGTATTGCCGAGCGTTGAGGGGTGATACGACAGAGTGTCCGAGTTGGCTTTCGAGTTGTTGTCGGGCAACTTTAGCTACTGTACCGCCCCGTTTGGCGACGTTGGCGTTGGCCTTGAAACCTATTGGATTTTCGTTTCGGGAAAGTTCGGTAGCAGAGGCCTCGGCCAATGAGTTCAACAGCAGTTCGACATTGGTCATATTATCCCGCAGGTTCTCCTTTTTCAACCCCTTGTAACGTTTGTAGGCTTTCGTGGTACGTCCGGCCCACTCCTTCGTGATAATGTCCGTAAGGGTGGCATATTGCGTTCCATCAACGCCCCCGCGTTTCCACTCGTCAGTGAGAAGTTTACGGACTTCGATACTTTTCAAGCGTTGGTTAATCCATGTATCCGAATATCCAAGGCGTTTATAATCGGCTACGGCCTGCTCAATAGATAACTCAGGGTCTTGCATTTGGTCGAGGCGGTCGCTTGCCACCTGCGCCATCCATTGCTTGAAAGGCTCGGCTTTCTGTGACGGAATCGACTGGATAATCCGCAGGACGGTTTTCACATCTCCGGCCAGCGTCTTGCGCATCACTCCCGTTTCTGACCTCATGGCTATCTGGGGACAATTTGTCCCCACGAACGAGGCGAGCGCTTCATCCCGCTTGCGCATCTTCTTGAAATAATCGGTCGGATTCACGGTGTCCGTCAGAGCGGAGATCACGTCGAGAACGGAAAAATACCACGTCTCCGTCCGCTCGTCCCAAACGGTGCGCACCTTGCGGTCCTCGAACAACTGTATGGCCTGCTTTTGTGTCATAGGAATGTAGTTTTATTTATTCCTTTTCTTTTACCTCCAGCACCGTCCCGCACTTCGGGCAGGTGATTGTGTTCGTCGGGTACGTTGCTACTCTTCCGCCTTTTGCTCCGCTTGTTGGAATCCAATTTTGCGGGCGGGTTTGCGTGCCTGCGGTATCTTGACCGACAACGCCGCAATAGCGTTGTAGATATTATCAAGCTCCTTGCGCATATCTTCCGACAGATCGCTGACCGCCTCGGCATTGTCGGCGTCCACCCGCTCCAGTAACGCCAGTTTCGCCCGAATTTCGGCCAACTCGGCCGTTACTGTCGTCGTGGTCGTGATGTAGTTCCGCATCGCTACGAAAGCACGCATAATAGCGATACTTACTTGTATGGCAACGGAGCTTTTCAAAACAGCCGATAACATAGAAACGCCTTGCTCGGTAAACGCATAGGGGTTGCGGCGTAAACCCATCGTGATGGAATTGGTTATCACAATTTGTGATTTCCAATTTTCAGTTTCGGCATCTGTCAGTTGAAACATGAAATCGGGCGGAAAGCGTTCGATATTACGCTTTACCGCTTGATTGAGAGCGCTTGTTGTTACTTGGTACAATTCCGCCAAATCACGGTCCAGCATCACCCGCTGGCCCCGTATTTCGTAAATCTTGCTTTGGATAGGTTGTAGTTCCATGGGTAGGTATCGTTGAGGTTATTCTGCCTTGATGGTTATCGACTTCCCGCAATGCGGGCACGTGATTGCTCCCTCTTTCGAAGCGGCGAAAAGTTCCGGCACTTCAACACCCAAAATATCGGCTATTTCTTGCAATCGTTTTAACGGCGGATTTCCGTTGTCACCAATTGCAATACTTAACCCCGTTTCAGTCATTCCGAGACGCGCCGCCAACTCTTTTGCGGTCATTCCTCGTTCCTTCAATAATTCTTTAACTCTCATTTTGACGTATTATTTGCCACAAATATATTGATATTCATATAAACAGCAAAAAATTTTAGTGTCAATTAAATTTTTATCTCAAAATATTTGCATTATATCAAAATATCATTTATATTTGCACCAAAAAATCAAAACAACAATTAAACAATACGGCCATGAAACTCTTAACTAAAGCAATTGAGAAGCAGTTGGCAAAGTACCCCATTTATTCACAAGATGGCAAAGGCGGCAAGGCACAGGTCATCTGCAAGTTCTTCAACCCCTGCGGCAGTCAGACGTGGTACATTCTCGAAGGCGAGAAGCAAGACGACGACTACATTCTCTTCGCATTGTTAGACAATATGGGCGAGCGAGAATATGGTTATGTGTCACTGAATGAACTTCAACGCGTTAGAACTCGCCCCTTTGGTCTTGGCATCGAAAGAGATATGTATTTCACACCTTGCAAAGTCAGCGAAATCAACTAATTGATTTATTGAATAAACGTCTAAAACAATAGAACTATGAACGCATTTGCATTTAAAGTGATCGACGCAATCAATCGTGATGGTATGGACAATGGCAGCTGGGGTCTTGTCAAAGACGTAGATAATACTGTCGCCTATTTCGGCACCAGAGAAGAAATCGAACTGAAAGGCCAGTGGGCGTACATCTATGCAGAGAAAGACGATACACTGTCTTTGCAACTCGAAAAAATCGAACCTACGAGAGTTCTGCACGTTGAAGATTGTGAACTGCTGCTCTACTACCTCGACGAATAAAGCCGTTCGGGCGGCTATAAACAGACCTCAGGCCCGAAGCGTGGCGGCACCTGCCGCCGGTGGTAAAAATGAAAGATATGAAAGACATAAAAATTGGCGACCCGGTGAGATTCGGACGCAATACTGGTGAATATCGAGGACAGTTCGATAAACTGAATATCGCAATGGTACTCGTTGGCAATAGGCTGTATTATGTTACATTTGAAAAAATTGAAAAGCTATGAAGACAAGAAAATCCTTCAAGGTGAACAGAGAGGCTGCGATCAAAATCGCAATGAACACAAACGGCATATCACGAGAGATCGCCAAGAAATACACAGACAGCGAGTTGAAAGAGTGCTTGCGACTACTCAAACTAAAAACCAACTTTTAACCTATATAACAATGAAACGAACCGACCTTTCCATCATCATGCGCACGGCGTGGCAGATGTGCCGCGCGACGGGTGTAACCTTTGCTGAGTGTCTGCATAAGGCATGGCAGGTGTTCAAATTGAAGATAAAGATGCGCGCGGGCATCGTGCAGTTCTTCTACCTCAAATCGAGTACGGGTGAATTGCGACAGGCATTCGGTACGCTTAAGGACGACTTATGCCCCGAAACAAAAGGTGACGACCGTAAGCCTAACAAACACCTCGTAACCTATTACGATACGGTTGCCGAGGGCTGGCGGTCATTCAGAATGTTCAACTTTGTAAAAGTTATATAATATATGAAACCAACGATGTACGTAGAAAAACGCAGCGATTTGACATTACTCAAAAAGGCATTCGAATTGACGGACGCGACATGTCACCGCACGCGGCTGAAGTGTGGGTGTAAAGCCTACAAAGGTGCAGACAACAATCGCGACAGCCTATTGATCGTCAAATATGACGCAGTAGTGCTTGAGATTATCCGCTGCAAAGGGTGTGTGAAGAAAAGACCTTAAAAATTGCAGCTCTCAATAAAAAATCGTATTTTTAATAAATAATTCAATAGTAAGATTTGCATAATGTGCCGAACGTGTCCACTTTTGCATCGAACAGATATATGCGGGGTAGTGCAGAGGTTACCACGGCGGGTTAGTGTCCCGCAGGCGCAAGTTCGATTCTTGCCCCCGCTACTAATGAAATTTACGGCTATGAAAATTTTAACGCTTATCATCAAACAAAAATGGTTCGACGCCATTTTGTCGGGTGAAAAAACGGTCGAGACCCGCGAAGTACGCCCGACCAACACGAAATACATTTCATACCGAGACAACAACACAGGCAAAGTCTACAAGAAAGACAGTGACGTGCCCGAATCGGCGTGGGACAGCGAGAAGGGCGTTGATACGGTTATCAACCACTACGATGCCATACAGTTCTGGGTAGGTTACGAAAAGAATCGCCCCGGCGCGCTGGTCGAAGTCAAAGGCGTCGAGCTGGTAGATGTTTGCGACGAAGAGACGAAAGAGCCGATTGTGTACGAGCACAACGGTAACGAATATACCATGACCGAGATCGACTACCACCTCGGCAAGGTAATCGAGAAAATGAATTGTTAAACCCTTAAAATCATTGCTGCACTCGAAGACGAAGACAAAAAACAGCAACTCAGCTTGACGCGCAATACAGCCGTATAACGAGTGAATTGCGACGCCGCACGCCTAATCCTGCTGTAGGATTAAGTAGCCTCGCAAATATGGGTGGCCGAAATGGTGTTATTGCGAATAGGTATGCAAGGGCGACCAGTGCATATACAAGAGCTAGGCAATCTGCCGCCCGAGGCCTTTCCGTAGGTTAAATCATATTGTCAAACTTCTAAAATTCAAGCTGCACTCGAAATTCAGTAAGAAATCGAATCAATCGGACGACAGGCGCTAGCCGTGTTCGTTATCGTGCAGTAGGCGGTCGTGCGACGAATCGTGCCGGTCGTGCACGCGACATTCGCGCCGCCTTTGGCATGGCCAACAGGTTAATCATGACCCCGATAGACCATGCAAACGAAGTGATTGCCTCTGTCCGTCAAAAAACGGACAGGGCGATCCTTTTTTATTCATGTGGCAAAGACAGCGAGGTATTGCTCGACCTAATGGCTCCGCACTTCAAAGAGATCGTTTGCGTGTTCATGTATTTCGTCAAGGGCCTCGACCACATTGACAACTATTTGCGAGCAGTCAAAGCTCGTTATGCCAATGTTACCATACTGCAAGTCCCCCATTGGACGTTGACGCGTGTTTTGCGTTGTGGGCTATACTGCATTCCTAACCCCAATGTAAAGCTGTTATCGTTGAAAGACGTTGATGAATCCGTCCGGATGAAGACGGGAATATCTTACTCTTTCTATGGAATGAAGCAGTCGGACGGAATGAATCGCTGTCTTATGTTGCGCGGATACGAGAACGAAGCTATAAGCAATACGAACAAGGTATATCCTCTATCCAAGTGGAAGAAATCGGACGTCATGGCCTACATCAAGGCAAAGAAACTGCCTGAACCCATATCCTACAACAAGAACAAATCGCAAGGTCTGACGTTTTTGCCGGAGGTATTCGATTACCTCCGCCGGCATTATCCGCAAGACCTCGAAAAGATTTACAAAGTATTCCCCTTATCCCGAAATATATTACTGCGATATGACGAAGAGAAAAGAGCAGCAGCCCAAATACAAGCAAAGTGAAACGGTCGTAATCAAGCGATCACAAATCAACTTTGCTCCATACAATCCACGCAAAGAAGACCCTGAAGTCATCAAGAAGCTCAAAAAGAACTTTAAAACTGTCGGCTATCTGGGCGGTATCGTATGGAATCAGTTGTCATCTTATCTGGTTTCAGGGCACAAGCGCGTACAGACGCTTGACATCATCAACAATTACGACGGGACACCTGAAACGGATTATGACATCAAGGTCGAAGCCGTAGATATGGACGACAAGACCGAGCGTGAACAAAACATCTTCATGAACTCGCCATCAGCTATGGGAGAGTTCGACATGGAGAAAATGAGAGTGCTCGTACCGGAAATAGATTATCAGGCGGCCGGTCTCTCCGAGGCTGACATGAACATATACGGCATTACCGTCATGCAAGAAGAGATCAATGCAGGAACATCGTCCATAATAGACGACTTTGAGGAGATACAACGGCCATACGAAGAGCGCAAAGCAGCCGTAAAGCAGATGAAAGAGCAAATCAGACAGCAATCCGAACAAAAGGTCGAGGACATTGAATCCTACGTGATGATTAACTTCAAATCATATCGTGCAAAATCCGCATTCATGCTTCGTTTCGGGTTCGGACCCGATGATAAAGTTATCCCCGGCGAGATGTTCTCGGATATGGTTGAACGAGTAGAATAATGACAAAAAACAACAGTATAAAAAATGACTACAAAAGGCGATATACAACTTTATAAAGGAGATTGTCTGGAGTGGATGCCCACGATTGCGGATAAGAGCGTGGACGCTATAATTTGTGACCTACCTTATGGTACGACCTCATGTAGCTGGGATAATATCATTCCGTTCGAGCCGATGTGGAGTGAGTTCAGCCGCATCTGCAAGGGGGCGATTGTGTTGTTTGCCACCGAACCGTTCACATCTTCGCTTATTGTTAGCAATTATAGGATATTCAAAGAAAAGCTGACATGGGTAAAGCATAAACCAAGCAATATCGGCAATGCAAAGATAAGGCACTTGAAGTACTCCGAGGATATTGTAGTGTTCGCGAATGGCAGATACACATTCAATCCCCAATACACCGAGCGCATATCGGATAGAGTGCGTCAGGCGCAGAAAGGTAATAGTAAGCAGTGGAGCACGAACAAGAAGCCCAATGTGTCGTTTGCAACTGGGTACCCTCCGAGGGATTGGCATACGTTTGACGCAGACCGCAAATTGCAAGGTAATGTGATTACCATTCCAAGCGTTGTCTCTAATTCAAAAGAGAAAGTAAACCATCCGACACAAAAGCCTATACGCCTTATGGAATATCTTATCCGAGCTTATACCAACGAGGGCGACTGCGTCCTTGATTGCACGATGGGTAGTGGCTCAACAATGGTCGCTTGCGCCAATACAGGGCGTAGGGGCATCGGAATTGAATTAGACGATAAATACTATGACATTGCCATGAGACGGGTGTTAGAGGCTCACGAGCTAAAATTACCCATCTTCTAATAGCGGCCATAGTAACCATACAAATCTTACACTATAAAAAATGGGGGCACCAAGTAGAAAACCAGATATTGATATATTCCGCAAGATTGCCAATGCTTGCGGTGGCGTTTTGTCTGATATTGCCGCAAATATCGGGGTGGAACGTGTTACCGTATATGCCTGGTGCGAAGCAGACCCCGAGTTCAAACAAGCTCTCGAAGATTCCCGAGAGCGCTTTATCGACCTCGCCGAAAGCAACCTCCGCAAACTGGTTGCCGGGGTTCCAGCTATTGAGACCAACGAGAAAGGAGAAAAGCAATTTGCCGGGTGGGTCGAACGTCCCTCCGAGACTGCGATTATCTTCACACTTAAAACGCGTGGCAAGAAACGAGGCTATGTAGAACGGCAAGAGGTTACAGGTGCGGACGGTGCTGATCTTATTCCACCTCGCACTCTCTCTCCCGAAGAGGCAAGACAATATGGGTTAAAACTTAACGAAGAGTATTAACGCACTACTCCGATTCGCGACATAGACATAGAGCGTACCTTCTGTCTTTCCGGTATGCTGAATTTCACCCGTTACATGTTCAAGCATAAGACGGGGATGCGGTTTATTGTCGGCGATCATCATCGCAAAATATGCGAAGCTCTTGACAAAGTCGTCCGTGGCGAAATAAAGCGTCTTATTATCAATATTGCGCCACGATATGGCAAGACCGAACTTGTCTCTAAGAACTTCATCGCCTACGGGCTGGCGTTAAACCCCCGCAGTAAGTTCATACACCTATCATACTCCGATGATCTTGTTCTCGACAACTCGAAAGAGATCAATGAAACGGTACAATCAGACTACTACCAGCGGCTTTTCCCTGAAGTAGTCGTCGAAAGCAAGAATGCTAAAAAGTGGTATACATCCGTCGGAGGCGGACTGTATGCAGTAAGTGCAGCAGGACAGGTTACAGGATTTGGTGCAGGTCAAGTAAATGATCCGTATAGGGAGCGGCGCGAAATGGGTGATTTTATTCCTGCGTGGGAAAGCGATTTTGCGGGAGCTATTGTTATCGACGACCCGATCAAACCGGAAGATGCACTATCCGAAACGATCCGCGAGCGGGTGAACAATCGCTTTGAATCGACTATCCGCAACCGCGTGAACTCGCGCAATACGCCTATCATAATCATTATGCAACGGCTCCATGAGCACGATCTATGCGGCTATCTTCAGGAGATCGAGCCGGAGGAATGGACGGTACTTTCGTTGCCCTGCATCTGGCATGACGAAAACGGACAGGAACAGCCTCTCTGGGAATTTAAGCATACGCTGGAGGAACTGCACAAAATCGAGAGATCGAACTCATTTGTCTTTGAAACGCAATATATGCAGAACCCGAAGCCGCTGGAAGGTTTGATGTATGGAGAGTTTAAGACATACGACATAATTCCATATGCAGCATCTATGAAGCGAAAGAACTACACGGATACCGCTGATACCGGCAGTGACTATCTGTGTTCTATTTGCTATACGGAAACTCCCATCGGCAATTTCGTGACGGACATTTTATATACACAGAAACCGATGGAATATACCGAGCCGGCAACAGCCGAGATGCTGTCCCGAAACAAGACGGAGATCTGCTACGTCGAGAGCAACAATGGCGGCAGGTCTTTCGGGCGCAATGTTGAGGCGCAGTGCCGAATAATCGGTAACAACTTTACATCGTTCAACCCATTTACGCAGACCGCCAACAAAAGGGTGCGTATTTTCACGCGATCGAATGAAGTGCAAAACCTTATTTATTTTCCGACCGGATGGGAGCACAAATGGCCGGAGTTCGCCTCGCATGTCAAATCATACCGTAAGCAGCAGGAGTTCAACAGCCATGACGACGCCGAAGATGCCCTGACCGGAGTAATCGAAAAGCGGGGGTATTTCAACAATGAAGAAGATTTAGACAAAGAGGATTTAGGAATTTGGTAAAAAGTACGGATATGGGATTTATAGACAACCTACTCAATGCGATACGCAATAAATATCTGAATGCAACCGGTGCAGAACGTGATCTGCTTACGCTTATCAAGGACAAAGACATTACACAGGCTCAAACACTTATGCAGAATCGCGATACGGAGGTTTTGCAGGCGATTCAGGAATATAACCCCGAACTCCACCGTATTATGCGAAAGGCCGATAAGATGCGGAAAGGCCAGGAGCCTTATCGTACCGAGAAGTTGCCTCGTGCACGACAGAAGTACATCAATGAGGTGGAACTATTCTTTCTGCTCGGGAATCCGATACGATGGAAGAAGGTGAACAACGAAGGTTCGGACGAGGCTTTCGAAGCATATAATCAATTTTTGCAAGATACACGATTCAACGTTTCCATGCGTAAAGCAAAACGCATTGCGGGAGCAGAAACTGAATGTGCCAAGCTCTACCACATCTATCGGGACGAGAATTTCCAACCGCAGGTAAAAGTTGTGGTAATTTGCAAGTCGAAAGGATACACCCTACGTCCATTATTCGACCTATACGAGAACCTCATTGCATTCGGGTATGGGTACTACCTTAAAGAGGGGACATCAACTATCGAGCATTTCGATATTCAAACACCTGATACGATCTACCGATGCAAACGAGGATCTCTTAATTGGGAGGTTATTGCAACTCCCAATCCAACCGGAAAAATCAATGTTATCTACTACCGACAGGATAAAGCGTGGGGAGGCCTCAACCCCCGCATAGACCGCGAGGAGGATATAGACAGCAAAATATCCGACACAAATAACTATTTCGCAGACCCTATCGCCGCAGCAACGGGCGATGTCGTAGATTTTTTGAAAGGTCGAGCCGACAAGCCCGGGAAAATGATTCGGATGACCGGAGCGGATTCAAAATTCGAGTACATCAATCCACCGACCTCTTCCGAGACGCAGCAACGGGAAAAGGAAGACCTCGCGCAGTCCATCTTGTTCGACACTTTCACGCCCGAGTTTACACCCGAGAAAATGGCTGGGCTGGGAACTTTGTCGGGCGAAGCGATCAAACGCGCGATGGTACTGGGATATATCAAGCGCGAAAATAATAAAGAGATATACGACATAGCCGTAGATAGGGAGAAAAATCTTATTCTCGCTATTATGATGAATGTAACCCATATTCATTTGCGTCCTGATTTGGCTGCGCTCAAAATAGAACACGAATTTGCCGAACCGTTCAATGAAGATGTCACCGCACGTTGGGCGGCTATAGGCCGTGCTGTGCAGGATGGCGTTATGTCGCTGGAAAAGGGCGTTGAACTAATGGGAACGGCCGATGATGTTACCGCTGAAATCGAGCGAATAAAGCAAGCGAAGGCAGAGGCATCTATGAACAATATTATAGAGCCAACATTCTAATTCGAAACGATGCCCGGATTGAATTTGAAAGCCGCCCAATGGGAGCAACAGCATAAAACGCATGTCGAAGAATATCTACGACAGATAGAGGCTTTGTATGATGTGGCCTCGGATGAATTGATTCGACTGGGAATGGGATATAAATATCAACCCAATACGGGGCGATTGTTCGCCTTCTCATCAAACAAAAGCCGTAGTAAACAAGCCGATGCCTCGTTATCTTCATTCCGAAATAAGTTGTCCACTATAATTACAGCGGGGATCACTTCGGAATGGTTTTTTGCCAACGACAAGAACGATTCATGGGTAAAACAACTATTCGACAATCCGAAAAAAGGATGGATGCTTCACAATCTCGGTGCACTTGAGGCATTTCAACGTAGAACAACTTACGGGCATAATTTATCCGAAAGAGTTTGGAGTATCGCCAAGCAGTTCGAACGGCACATAGAATTATCCTTATCTATAGGTATCAGCGAAGGCCGAAGCGCTGCCGATATAAGCCGTGATGTACGCGTCTATCTGAATGAGCCGGACAAACTATTTCGACGTGTCCGAAATGCGTTCGGCAATCTTACCCTGTCGAAAGTGGCGCAGGCTTATCACCCTGGGCAAGGCGTTTACCGGTCATCTTATCAGAATGCTATGCGTATGGCTCGCACCGAAATAAACAGCGCTTATCGTGAAGCCGACAGTATCCGCTGGCAACAACTTGATTTTATTGTCGGATATGAGGTAAAAACATCAAAATCGCACGTACAGTGGCTGGCAAAGTTCTGGTATCCGCGCTTCAAAAAAGGGCGTGCGCCGCTGGAAATATGTGACGCAATGGAGGGAAAATATCCGAAATCTTTCAAATTCATCGGGTGGCACCCGAACTGCAAGTGCTATGCAGTGCCAATTATAGCCAACGAGGGCACGGATAGGGATTTTTGGGAGGAACCGCTGAATGAGGTCAAGGATGTGCCCGACAACTTCAAACGATGGGTCGAGGACAACACCGAAAGAATCGAAAAGGCGAAGAATTTGCCGTATTTCATAGGGGAAAACAAAAAACACTTCAATGATTCGCTGTTCATCAATCGCGATGCCGTATAACTCTTGGCAAAAGCGCAGTACGTAGGGAATAAGTTGCAAGGTGTTGCATAAGGAGTTGAGGCAAAGTATGAGGCATCGTGCACGCCTATAAACTACAAAAGCAAGAATAGCATCGTTCGCAAGGTGAAACAGGAAAGGCAAAATCTATTAACACCAGGTTTCATCGTCCATTTGGCGGACATTCTCTCCGTCACTGTAAGCACTGTTCCAAAATGAAACACCCTTTGTCCGGCGAAATAGTGCGTCGGTTAGGCGTGAGGTTGTTGCTATTCACCACATCCAAGAGGAGAAATGCAGTAAAAACGGAATGACCGACGGAAATAAGATGTGCCCCGCCGATCATTCCAACTAAAATAACACGATATGACAAAGGTACTGCACTGCGGCGCATTATGCAAATAATCGTATTAAAAATTCGTCAGTAATGCAGCATTTTTCTCTCGTTCCTCTCGCTCGAAGCTGGCAAGGTAGTTTTCCGTCGTCTTCAGATCTTGGTGGCCGAGGCTTTCCGATATGTAGGCGATATTCGCCCCGGCACGCTTCAACACCGTAGCGAACGAATGACGCGCCG